TGCATCTTGGCGCGGTGCTGCACGCCGCTCGCCCACTGCAGCCAGGCCAGCCCGTCATGGTCCTTGAGACCCTCGACGTACATCTCCGAATAGGGCGTGGCGTAGGGCCGCAGCATTTGCCCCATCTGGTCGCAGAAGTCCCGAGCCGCAAGCACCGGGAACGACGTGGCCAACCGGTCCCCGAAGTTGTCGTCGAGTGGCTTTTCACCCAGGAAGTCGGCCGACGCTGGGGCAAAGTGCTCCATCACGGCTTGCCACATGCCCAGCAGCCCAGACCGCTCCGAGAAGAGCGTGTCGGCGAAGCTCACCAGGTCTTTGATGCCTTGGCGCATATCAGCCCAGGGTGTCGGATGTGCTCAGCACCGTTGACTGGCGCCCGCTGCGCGTTGATAGCTGCATTTGGGCACGGCGGCGCGCAGCCCGGGCGGCCTCATCGTTCGGGCTCGGCATCACCACCGGCTCAGCAGCCGGCGCCGCGGCCGCAGCTTTGTCCAGCGTGGGCCCCTTGATGATCAGGCCGAGCGGGTCACCTAGCAAGGACTGAACCGGCCCACCCTTCGGCAATAGTTTCTTGGCCACGCCCATCACGATCTCCTTATCCGCGCGCTCAGCGGCTGGTGCTTCATAGACGAAGACTGATGCTTCGGCCTTCGCCATTCATTGTAGCTATCGATCATTTTAGCGCCGGAGTGCCAGGCCATCACCACGGCGTCGCCCCTGTCAGGCGAGCGGCCAAGCCTCTTCACAACATCCTCTTTTGACTCTAGCTCGATACCTCTGCCGGTGACCTTGTAGTGAGGCGCCGTCAGGTCGGCCAAGAGCCTGTTGTCGTTCGGAAGTGATATCGGCGACCCGCCGCGTTGATCTGGGTCTAGCGCTTCTCGCAGGCGCCAGTATGCTTCTGTGCGCACATTGGTGAACTCAAGTTGATTATCCTTAGTGCGCGCCATACTCTTCTTCACACCTAGGTACGCAAGCGAATCAACTTGGTTTCGGCATAGGTGACCATGGGCATCACCGCCCCAGCCACCGCCCACATCAATAACCACCTTTGCATTGTCATGGCGGTACTTCATAACCAGCGCGGCCACATCCGTGCCCCCCGGAGTTTCCTTACCTGTGACGCTGACAATTGGCGCAAACCATCCATCGTGCCGCCGCGCCAACACCGTATTGTCAGCCCCGCCCTGCGCCACGTCCGCCCCAATCGCACACAGAGGCACTCCTACCGGCGGGGCCGGGCGCCAGCGCTCCATAGCCGCACGGATCCAGGCTGTGGGTATGGCCTGCCATTCGTCGTCAGTACGGTCAATCAGGAAGCTGCCGCTGATGAGCTTGTTGCGCGCGCTATCTGGCAGACCAGACAGCGCCTTTGCGTACTGCTCGGGATCGTAATACGGGTTGTCAGTGAACCTTGATGCTATGAAAGTTCGCGATTGCGGCATCACCTTTACACCGTGCAGCATGATGAATTCGTCTGACGCGCACTCGCGGTAGCCTGCGCCACCATCAACTGGCAGGAAGTACCGAAGCTCCCCATCCTGCGCCGGGTCTTTGTGGTGGGGATCGAGCCACGGAGCGAAATACTCGATTAGCCAATCCCCGGTACTGTCGAGCGGCGGGTTACTTCCCAGCACCATCCGGCACCGCTGGCCTGGCTTCTGGGTGCGCATCCAGCCCATGAGCATCCGCACCTGGTCCTCAGGCACCTGTGCCGCCTCGTCCACGCAGATCAGGTCGTGAGGGTTGCCCTGCTTGCCGCCCAGGTCATCGCCCAAGCCCATGAAGTCGATCACGCCGCCTTCCGGCTTGTTGTACACCGGGCGGTTTCCGCCCGTGTAACACCTCTGCTTGCCGACGATGTTGTCGAGCGTATGCAGCACGCCGGCCAGGTCAACGAACTCGCGCCGAACGATCAGCGACCTGTGGTGCTCATTCAGCGCCAAACCGCACTCAAGCGCCGTCTTCCCGCCACCCGGGCTGCCGCCGAACAACAGCACGTCGGCCAGGCTGAAGTAAGCCCGCTTCTGCGGGCCAATGGTTGCTGTGAACAGCTTGTTGCCTGTCGCGCTACGCGACAGCTTGTCAAACTCCCGAAGCTCTGCCTCTGGGAGGCCTGCCAGGATAATCGGCAGATCTTTTGCGACCGACGCGAGTATCTCTGACAGGTCCAATATCGATCCCGCCTGAGTTACTTGGTGAAGGCAACCTGCAGCAGATCGGCGATCACCTCGACGTTGAGCACACTCGTGCCCGTCGTGATTTCACCCACGAGCAAGTGCATCACCACCGCCGCCGCGGCCACCGGGGTGATATCGCCAGCGGTGGAACCAGTTGTCGCCGGCGCCATGGCGTACCGCGTCTGCACCGTCGCCTGATCCAGGAAGCCGGTCGTTTCGATGACGCTCGACACCTGGACACCCGAGCCGTTGGTGTACTTGAGCACCAGGTCCTCACCGGCCGCGATGCCAGCGTATGCGGTGCCGGCTGGCTTGTGCACCGCCACCCGCTGTACAACCCACGCGAACCCGGCCGGGGCCGCCGCGATCACCGTGATGGGCGTCGCGTTCAGCGCCAGCACCTGGGCACTGGTGATCTGCTTGAAGAAGCGCCCGCTGATCATCCGGTTCATCTGGAATCCGGACATGTTCTTCTGGCGCAGGATCAGGTTGCCGTCGTCGTTGATCCCGAACAGATCGGGTTTGACGGTCTTGGTGAGGCTGAACATCTTTACGTCTGACATGATTCACTCCCCCGGCTCGCCGGGACGCTGACCGAATTTCCATCGGCGGGATCTGCGCGATAGTACGCGCCTATCAGTGTACAGCGTTCGATCGGCACGACACTACGCGCGCGCCGTCAAAACCCGTCTTGGTTAAACTGTGGAACTATTTTTGTGCCAATGCCCGGCGGGCCTGAGACTTTTGCTTCTGCCTGTGAAGCATCAGGCTCAACCACCCACGGCAAAGCCTCACGCTTTTCGGCCTTCGATGCGGCAGAGTGCTCGGCAGGCGTCAGCCATCTGACGCGCAACCCGGGCGCAACCGTCATCCGCACCATAGTCAGTCCCCCACAGAGATGACACTGACGGCCTGCGATGCGGCCGGCGTGAGCGCACTGGCCAGCACATCCAGGCCCAGCACGGTCAAGGTCGCGCGCCGTTCGGCGATCACAGTGAATGCCGTCGTGCTCAGGGCCGTGAGACGCAGCACCACGGCCGGGTCTGCAGTCGGCGCGCGCTCCAGGCTCATCGCCGGAGGCGCCGAGTAGGCCGCTGAGAATGTGCCGCTGAACAGCCCGGATCCGTTGGTGCTGCCAGTGAACACTTCCGGCCGCTTGCCAGGCGCAAGGAACCTCCATGCAGTGCCGTCTGAGATCATCGGCCCGGCGCCACCCGGGCGGTCCGTGACCCAGATCAACTTGCCCTTGTAGCTCGCGGCGCTCGGCGATGTGGCTACGGTGTACTCGCCAGGCAGAGACAGCGGCTGCGGGATCATGTCAGCGCCACGCCGATCAGGTACACATCGGCCGTTGCCGCGGCGCCTTGCCCAGTCGTCAGCGCCAGAATCGGCGTCTCGGTGCGCTTGTTGGTGTTGGCAAGCGTCAGGGCCAGCACACCGGCCGCAGTCGTGAGCGCCGAATATACCTGCGCGGCCGCCACGATGGCCGTCCCGCCCTTGCTCGCCGCCGAGTACGCGCCCCCGGCCGCAGTTGTCAGCGACAGACTCGCGTTCGTCACGATGATGCGGTCGATCGTGTAGTCGCTGAAGTTGAACAGCTTGACCAACGATTGATCCGTGGTCACGTTCATGTTCGCGCCGATCAGGCGGAACAAAACCCGTGAATCGCCGCTGAGGCTGCCGCGCCAGAATCCGACAGCCATGTCACTGCGCCTCGAATGTGCCGGTGATCGTGCTGGCAGTGCCAGCGGCGCGGATCTTGATCGACTCCAGGCCCTTCACGTCGATCTTGAGCCAACGCACCGTGGTGCCGTCGCCAGCGGCCGTGGTCAGGTCGCCACTCGCGCCGACGATCGCGCCATTGGCCGGAGGCGCCGTGTAGTCAGCCGCAGCGCTGGCGAGCGTGAAGAACGTGCCGGCGGCGCCGACCCTGGCCTGCACCACGAACTGCGACAACGCTGCCACGCCCACCACGAACGCCACCCACAGCACCTCTTGCTGGCGCACGTAGATCGTCACCACGTCAGCAAGCCCGGTTACCGTCGCCGATACCGGGCCACTCCGAGGGTCAAAAGCCATCTCATCACTCCTTTTTCGCGGCGAGGTGCGCCTGCAGCCTCGCAAGTATAGAGGCGGCCACCTCCGGACGATCCAGGAGCGAGCCCAGGCGTCGCGCTACGTCGTCCGGCCTGGGCGCTTCGGTTACCTCGACAGCCACCTTGGGCGGCTCCACCACGATGCCGTATGCCTCGCGCTCCAGGATAGCAAGCGCCTTGAATGACTCCGTCCACGCCTTCATGGTCTTGGTCATCTCAGGCAGGGCGATGACTGCGCGATAGATGTCGTTTTGCTTGTCCTGCCCGTTTTCGTTCGGGGCGCGCATGATCTCGCCCAGGTGCTCAAGCTCCGGGATGTTGGCGATCTGCGCCTCAAGCAGATCCAGCAGAGCCATATTCACCGCACGAGCCCTGCGGATGTCACTGCGCTGGCTGATCTGGACCGTCGCGGACGCGATGGCCACAGCCTCTACGATGGCAACCTCGTTAACCTTGGAAACCGAACTGTTAACCAATGCCTTGTTAACCAGATCGTCTGCCTTGGCCTGGATCTTCGCCTTGAGGTCGCGAACCCACCCCATGGCCTTTGCCTTCTTGCTGATCATGACGTGGCTGACGCCATGGGCTTCGGCTATCTCACGAAGCGACAGCATGCCGGCACGATAGTCGGCTTCTACGGCCTCCCAGTCGATCTGCTTGCGGCTCATACGAAGGCCGCCTCCACGGCTTCGGTGCGCGCGATCTCTGCCAACCCAGCCGGCGTGATCACGAAGTCGCCGCGGCACCCGCAGGCGCAGCCGTCCACCCACTTGCGGCGGATTAGGCTACCCATCTCTGCCGGCACGAGCTTGTCAGGGCAGCCTAGCGGGAAAGCCTGGACGACGGTAGGCATCGCCAAGGCAACATCCGACGCGCCGTAGGTGTGCCACTGGCCGGGCCGCTCCGCAAGCAGCCTCAGAATCGGCATGCGGTCTATGTCCTTGCACTGCATGGTCAGCCCTCTATCCCGTAGAGCATGCGCCGGGCGGACTCCGCGGCGTTGCCTTCTATCCGCCAGTCGTGACATAGCTTTAAGCGGTCCGCCATGGGCACAGAGCAATCGCGACATGCACGCCTCCAGCGCCAGTACGCCAACCTATTGCGGCGCAGTAGCATGGCCACGATCTGGCGAGCGAGCTGGTTTTGCTTTGCGGCCATGGCTACGAAACCAGCAATCGAGCCAGCCACAGCGACACCAAGCCGCCAGCCAATACGGACGCAACCGCCGCCAAGCCGACGATTTGACCCATCCAGTCACCTGCGGCAGAAGTCATGGTCAGATCAATTCCCCATGCAGCATCGGACGCAAAAGCTCAGGCGGGATGCGGCATGCCTCATAAATCATGGTTCGCATGTCGGTCTGGAAGGCGGCGAAGTCGAAAACTGGCTGGCGTCTCTGCACAAAGAGAACCTCGCCGCTTTGCAGCACTGGCCACGGAAAAAGCACCGACCAGTCAGCCTCTGAAGCCGCCACGCCGCACCCGGCATGCAACATGCGCGGCTCATCGACCGGCGCCTCGTTGCCCAGCTGCAGCTTCGTGCGCTCCGTGACCAGAGCGAGGCGGCGTTGCGCGATCATGCGCTGCGCCGCGGTTTTCATGCGTCATCCTCCATGCCAAGCGCTCGGCGAATCCTCCCGATCATCTCATCTATGCGGGCGATGGTTCGCGTCCGCTCCTTGTGATGCTCCAGAGCGCCGAGGGCCTCACGCAACAGCGCTATCGCCTGGTCGCGCGTGGCCTGCCAGTTTGATGCGCCATGGCCCCAAGATATCCATGCGCCTTGAGTGCGCTCACTTGCATAGCGCTCATCATTGAGCCTGGAGCGTGTCACATCGTAGTCTCGGACGCGGGCCCACGCCTCAAACTCGCGCCGCACGTCATCATGGGTCACGCCGTCACCCTGAAGTCCTCGAGCTTGCATCCGGCCGCGATGGCGGCGCTCAGCCACTTGGGCTGCAAGCCCCGCCCAGACCATGCGGCCGGCTTGCCTTCCTCATCCACGCCGCAGTACTTGGCTGGGATCTTCTTGCCGCTCAGCGGGTTCGGCTTGGTGCTGGCGCTTGCCGGCCTGGCGGCGCGGGCGCTCTTGCTGCGCGGGGTGCCTAGGTCCGAGAGGCGCACATCGTTGCGCGCCATCAGTTCCTTGATCAGGGCGATTGCGCCCTGCTTTTCCTCGGCGCGCGCTGCGTCGAGTTTGGCGGCCAGCTCGGCGGCCTGTGCGTCGAGCGTGGCCTTTTGAGACAGCAGTTCTTGGTAGCTTGCCATGTGTTTGTGTGTGAGATTGGTTGCGCAGCGGGATTGCTGCGTGCAGATACTACACGACAATGCGCCGAATGGCATCACCGACTAGCTCAGCCTGCTTGTCGGTAAAGCAAACTTTGGCTCCTGCCTGGGCGCAGCGCCCGCGCACAAGCACCGCCGGCCTCGATGCCCAGCGCTCATAATCACTTCGCTCGCGCTCATCAAGCATCTGCCACGGCCACGACTCATCAAGTGCCGGGTCGGCCTCGCAAAGCTCCTGACCCGGGCTCTTCTGCGCCACAGCTTTGCTGTCCACCATCACGCGATTGCCTCCAGCGCGGCCCCGACTTTATGCGGCGCATCCTGAGCGCCCACAACAACGGCAAACCGCTGCACGCCACCCGCACGCATGCGCTCAGCGATTGCGCGCTCAATCTGAGCGATCAGTACGCGGAAAGCGTCGTCCGGCTGGCCGCCGCACATCACATCGATTCTGACTTTCTGCACTTCGCACATGATTGCGCTCCTTTCTTCGTGGGCGCGATAGTATCACAGTGCGGTATCAGAATTCGTGTATGCCGTAGCAGCCCATGTGCGGCTCAAAGCGGTACTTCTTGGAGCCGTCAGCATTCACAAGGCGCCATCCGCCGCCGTCCTTGCCGACGATCCGCAGCGCCATGAACCCAACCTTGACCGTTTCTCCGACTGCCCACACTTGCTGTGCAGGCTTGCGTGTTTTGTAGGGCCTGCCGTAATTGTTGGTGCCGATCATTTTGCTGCTCCGGTTGCGTTGTCGATGCCCGATTATGCTTCGCGCAAGCCGCTGATGCATTGATATTCGCTATCGATGCGCACTAAGCGAGCGGTGTGCAGACACGTAGGGCACGATTCTCCGTGCATCGGTCTGCACACCTCTTTCCTCGCGGCTATCAGCAGATTTATCAGCGGTTGCCATCCGCCGAGAAAGTTGCCGTGCTCACGCGTCGCGCCCGCGGCGTTACAGCGCCTGGGTGATGGTCGAGCGGCGCCCATCTGCCATGGGCATGTGATCAGTTGCCAACTACCATTCCGCGGCGAGGTGCATTGCGCCGCCCTTGGGCCCAGGAATCCACACGAGCCGCGTCTGCCCCACCAGCACCGATGCTGTGGCCAGCGGCAGCAGCGGCGCCCTGCGGTAGCCCGTGATCGCGCCGGCCTGCAGGTCGAGCGGGATGCCCAGCGGCTGAACGCGCCAGGTCTGAGACAGGTGCGCCGACGCGCCGCCCTCGCTGTTGCGCAGGATGCCGGCCGTGAGCCCCGAGTCGCTCCGGGCATAAAGGCCCGGCGTCCAGGATCGGAATCCACCGGACGCGTGCGCCGTGACCAGATTCACGCCCATGGTTTGCGCCTGGGCGGCCGGGCTCCAGAACGCCGCAGCCACCGCGGCGGCGCAGATGGCGGCAGCGATTGCCAGATCACGCAGGGTTCGGGTCACGATCACCTCCTTCCTGGCTTCCAGCCAAGCAAACTCTTGCTCATGCCAGCGCCCCCAACCAAAACGCCCAGGCCGTCAGCATAGCCGATGCGGCGCAGGCAATCAGTGCGATGGAGCGGGTCATGATGCCAACTCCGCGGCAGCACGCACGACGGCTCGCCGAACTGCCGCATTGCGGTCTGGGCCCGAGAACTGCTGCACCAGCACCCTTGACCCAACCTTGGCAAAAACGTCTGTGCCACACAGAAACACTTCCATGCCGAGTTTGACGGCCAGCCGCAGCGCGTCGCCGTCGTCTTTGGGCGGATTCCATGTCTTCGTGTCGATACCATCCGGTGTCAGCACCATCATGCCGCGATCTTCGCAATCCCACTGCGCATCCATGCCAGCCGACTCTGCAGCGCGCTCAAGTAGCTCTCTGTCGGTCATGCGTCCTCCTGCGGATACTGAGGGTTGCCGATCACCTCAGCGACGAGAATCAGGAGTGCGCGCCGCTCTGCGTCTTTCAGACCCCCAAGCAGCCCAATGTTGGTTGGGCATGGATTGTCCAGGCAGCCCACCACAGCATGCCACTCGTCGGAATCGAACTGCACCCACGAACTGAGCTGATCCGGCATTGCTGGCGTCTTTTCCATCTCCGCTGCTGCGCGTAGAATGGCTGCGGTGGTGCTCATTTGGATGCTCCTGTGGCTCGCGCGACAGCCTCCTCAGCCGCCTGGAGCGTGGCCTGCGCGCCTTCCAGCGCCTTGCGTGCAGACTCCAGGCCACGCGCCCGGGCTGCCGCATCTTCCGCCTCAACCTTGGCGCGGGCCTCAGCGCTCACGGTGCCGCCGTACTTCATCACGCAGCGGGCCAGCGAAACCACCTCGTTTTTGCGGTCATAGCTTTTCTCTGCCGCCGCGAGGTATTCCTCCGCACGGGCAACAGCGTGCTGCATCGACGTGGCAAGCAAGCACCGCTTCTGGCTCCCTGAGCCGTCGCTGTAGCCGGCGATTGCCACCCAATATTTCTGCGCCTTCGGATCGACACGCAGATTCAGCAGGCGCAGGCTTGTATCTCCGCGGTCGTTGCCACTTACCAGTGCGGCATCCACGGTATCGATGCTCAGCCCATAGTAATTCAGCGTCACGATGTGCGTCACCTCGCCTTTCAGCCACAGATCAAGGTCGCGCAGATCCGGCTGAGCCGCGATGCGCTTGCGCAGATCCTCTTGCGCACGCTCGGCGGCCGTCTTTGCTGCCCGGCAGTCATCGAGTTGCGCCCGCCACTCACGCAGCCGCGCCTCCAGCTTTGCGCAGTCTTCGTGCAGCCGCGCGGTAGGGGGCACCGCGAACACCTCGCGCCACGTCTCCGGGTCGCCCAGCCTTTCCTCCCCGTGCTCATCGTCGTAGATCGGCTCAACGATGTGCCCGCCAGCCGCAGCAACAACGTAGCTACCGGCCTGGCCGTGGATGTTGTAGACCTCTTGGCCTCGGGTGTGCGCGCTCATGTGTAGCTCCACTCTGCCCGGCTCCATCCCGCGGCCTCCAGGTGCCCAACGCCGCAGCGGCGCAACCGGTAGAACTTGCGAGCGTTGGTGATGCTTGTGTGCTGTACGTGGATGATGAACATGGTGGTTCCTTGGTTGGTAGTTGGGCAGGCGCGGGGCCTGCCGAGGGTGGGTCAGCAAACGCGGGCGATTGCGCGTGCTTGCGGCCGGCGTTGAACGGTTGCGCACTTGGCGTAGTGGCGCAAGGCACGTGCGGCGCGGTCGGCCAAACGCCTAGCCATCTCGTCACTGAGCGGGCGGCAGTGCCGCTCTTCCTTGGCGGCCATCACGATTCGAGCCCATTCGTCTGCAGTCCAGAACCACCCGCTGTTTTCAGTTTGCGCCATGTCGATCTCCAGTGGTTTTGCAGCGCGCCCAGTGCTTGCTGCAAGTAGTGATTATGGCCGCCATAATGCTCTGCGTGATTGGCTTTTACTATCGTGCCACGCAACGCTTGCACAAAATCTACTGCACAAGTCGGGCTCTCTGTCCGATACTACAGCTCATGGATCGCAGTGCGGTCCGCCACCAGGAGCGACGAACATGAGCGAGCTGCTTGATTGCTTGTACGAAGGACGCCAAGTCTGCGTCATCGTGTCTGCCCTGACGCAAGACGAATTTGCACAAGTAGTGGGCGCTGTTCGCGTCAAATCAGCCGCCTGACCACCCCGCGCCCTCTGGGCGCTACCGCAATACAGCAACCACCGGAGCCCATCATGCTGACCATCGCCCACGATTCCGACCTCCGCCGCCAACTGATGATCGAAAAGCGCGCCCGCGCAATCGAGCAAGCCGGCCCGCAGGCTCATACCCGGGTGCTGGCTCCGATCCGCCTGGAGCTGCACACCGAGGGCCGCTGCTGGTACGAGGCGCGCGGCAACACCCTCACGGCCACCAGCCAGGGCGAGAAGGTCAGCGAATTCGAGGCGCTGTTCGCCGCCAAGGCCCGCCACCCGTCCGAAGCCGTCGAGATCCGCCGCGGGGCAATGGGCGGCAGCAACATCACCCTGTTCTGACCACACACCGCGCCAGTGGCGCATCAACAAGGATACTCCAAATGATCGAGATCAAGCACCGCCACACTGGCGCCGTACTCTACACGCACGACAACGCCAGCGGCATGACCATGCGCGATGCCGCGGAAGCCGCAGTCAAATCCAGGGCCAACCTGTACGGGGCCGACCTGTACGGGGCCAACCTGTACGGGGCCAACCTGTCCAGGGCCGACCTGTACGGGGCCGACCTGTACGGGGCCAACCTGTACGGGGCCAACCTGTCCGGGGCCAACCTGTACGGGGCCAACCTGTCTGGGGCCAACCTGTCCAGGGCTAACCTGTCCGGGGCCAACCTGTCCAGGGCCAACCTGTACGGGGCTAACCTGTACGGGGCCAACCTGTACGGAGACAAGATCGCCATATCTCCGCTGTCGCTCTCCGGTTTGCACTGGGATGTGACCGTCACCGAATTCAGGCTGCGGATCGGTTACCAAGTTCATGCGCACGCCGCATGGCCCGGATTCAGCGCCAAGGAAATCGCGGCCATGGATAGCAAGGCCTCCGAATTTTGGACCGCCAACCGCGACATGCTGCTGATGATGTGTGCTGCGCAAGCAGCGCGAGCCGCAGCCGCCACCACGCCAACCATCTGAAACCACCGCCCGGAGGATCCTGGCAGACACTGGAGTAAACCATGAATCTCATCGCACGAATCTTCGCGGCCCTCGGCATCGACCGCACGCAGCCCAAGGTCACGACCGAGTCCCGCCTGATGCCGTCGAGCACCAAGCGCGGCCCCGGGCGCAAGCACAAGCAGGGCGACGGCACCCGCACATCCGAGCAACGCCAGGCCGGCGCATACGGCCGCGGGCTGCGCAACCACATCAACCGCGCCAACGGCCTGCGCCTGTCTGCCAGCCGTGCGCGCGACATGCGTGCGGCTGTCCGCGGCATGGGCTGATCTCGCTGTCACATAGGGGCATCCGGCCGGGAACCGGTATCAGTCCCCGCCTATCAACTACTTGGAGCCGCCATGTACTCGATTCACCCGACCAACGAATCCATCGTTCTGACGCCTGACAACGGCTGCATTGAATGCAAGCACGAGGCCGCCGCAAAGCGCGTGGCAGCCGAACTCAATGAGCGCATCCAGGAGATTGCACGCCTGCGCTCCGCACTCGTTTCTGCGGCCAATGATCTGGAATGCGCGTTGCCCACTCTGCGCAAGGCCGGCTGGCAGATTCACAATGAAGATGAGACCATCAGGCGCGCACGTCGTCTGACGATGCCGCATACCAGCACGCCGCTCGCCGACTCCTTCGAGGAGTCCGCCGTGGCCGCGTACAACAGCGCGCCCTGATCACCCGGTCACCTCGATCCGCACAGCCCAGGGGCCGCGCTCCTGGGCATAGATGTACCTCACCACGTCGCTGCGCTTGTCGTCCACGCCGAGCCACTGCGCCACCTGATCGCGCACGCCCTTGAGGCTGCCCGAGCAATTGTCGTCATCCAAACCATTCGATGGCGCAATGCGCGTCAAGCGAATCACGCATGGCACGGCCGGCTTCGTCCAGCCACGCAGAGCCCAGGCCACGACTTCTCGCTCCCCGCGGACTCTTCGCGCTCTAGCCCTCCAGTGCTCGCGGTCATTCTGACCGCGCCCGGTTCGCAGTGGCACCTCAATCACAGTATCGCCCCGGCCCCAGCCGAGAGAAGTCGCCGACATGCCCGGGATCCGGCGCATATCGAGATGGCGGCATCTCGAGGCGCTGCACCGTGACGCTCGCCGGCCAGACAACCTCTGGAGGCCCAGCTTGTACCTTGGCAGCACGCTGGCCGCCGCCGCGCATGGCCTGCGGTATCTCTCGCACGCTGGCGGCTACCGGCATCTTCGTCCACTTCGTGGATGCGCCCTGAGCCGCCACCACCTCACCGCCGCGCTTCTTGCCTGCCGCCATTGATGCTCGCTTTGCCGCAATATGCGCGTCCACGAGCTTGGCGCCGACCTCCTTGGCCGCTTGCGATGGATACCAGCGCAGGAAGTGCGCCGGCCCGTGGCGCCATGCCTCGCCAGAGCGCTCCATCGCGCCCAGCAGCCTAGATGCATTGCCCGTCGTCACGCTCACGGCCTTGCTCACCTCGGTCACCGACATGCCGATTGCTGGTGCCGCAGAAAGCGCCGCAGCCACCTCCGGCACTCGGGCCGATCTTCCCATGTACGTCCGCACCGCTTGGCGTTGGGCGAATGTTGGATGATCCAGGGCGTATGCGGCGCAGTCTTCCGCGGAGCCGAAGTGCAGCACCAGCCTGCCGCGGCTCAGCCAGTGCGCTTCGCCTGACTTGCGCAGCTTGAAGAGCATATCGCGTACGCTCGACTCCGTGAGACCTGTGATGGCCACCATTCTGCGCTGATCGATGCCGTCTTTGTGCTCTGCGAGCGCGGCCAGGATGGCAATGCGCGTGGTTGGTGGGCGGCCGATCATTCGTTCAGCCCCATCAGGCGCCTGGCGGATGCCTCGATCGCGGCAAGCTGATTGTCGATCGTCACGTTCATCGGCATGCCTCGTGTCAGGGTGCGCACAAGCGCCATATGCTCGACCAGATCCTGCGCGTCCGAAACGGCCGGCGCGATCATGTCGGCCACCCTGATCCGTGATGCGTTGTACTGCGCTTTCTCGGACGCGCATTCTGCACACACCAACGGGCCGCCGCACTTTGCGAGCGAGCCATCTGGATTCGGCACAACCCATCCATGTCCGCCGGTCATGATGCGATCCCCAGAATGCGCTCGAATCGCTCAGCCAGCACACGGTTTGCATCAGCCTTCTGCGCGCTGTCAGGCGTTCCTTTCGCCTCATGCAGCGCCTGGTAACGGCGCAGTGTTTCTGAGGCCAGAGTAAGTTCAGCTTCCAGGGACGCAATTCGAACCTTCTGTCGGGCCAGCTCAAACGCCTGCCTGCCGAGCCTGGCCACATCGTCCGGGTTGCTGCCGTCCAGTCGCGTCAGCGCGGTCACCTGCTCATCAGACATGGCCATGATCTTGTCGCAGTTGCTGTTTATGGCGGCCTGCAGCGCCGTGTCCAATTTCTCGATGCGCTCCTTTGCTGCGTCGGCCACGTCTTCGGCGTGCCGGGCCTGGGCCGTCAGCGCCGCAATACGGGTATGCGCCATTTCTGCCACGCTCTTTGTGGACTCTTCCGCGTGCAGCAGCTTCGCCGTCAGCGCCGCCACCTCTGCAGCCCATTCTGTGCGCATCGCCTGGCGGCGGTCGTAGTGTTCGCGGACATCGGCCTCCAGCGCCGAGATGCGCGCGCCCTTGGCCTCAAGGTCTTTTTGCAGCAGATCGCCACCATCCTCGGCAGCCGATAGCATGGCCTTCAGTTCCGCAATCTCCGCGTCCTTCGCTGCTTGTGCGTTGGATTGGCCAGCACACCAGTCCGCTAGCGCCTCAAAACAGCGGCGGAATTCTCTCCAGGTATCGCAATACGGCAAAGAGCCGACCTCGCACTCGAATTTGTAGTCGCGCTCCAGGCACTCAGCGTAGGCGCGTCCGTTCTCGATTGCTCCCAGCGGCACGCCGGCCAGCATTGCCGCATCGCCAGCGGGCTGCGCGGCACGCACCTGCGGAGCGGCTGCTGGCGCCGGGCACTCGCTCGGGCAGCCGTGCAGACGCGCCTTGCACTCTTCCATGCACCCAAGGCGACATAGAGCGGCAGGCTGCGGCTCGACAGCCTGCCGCATTGCGCGGTACACGGAGTCGGCCGTGGCCATCAGGCTTTCGCGCGTGCCGCCAAGTCCGCAGTCACTCAGCGCCTGGGATCCAGCCTCCATCTGCGCGATGGAAGGGCCGTCTTCAGTTTGGTTCGTGGTCATTCGAATTCCTTCTGCGCACCTGGCGCGTATTTGCCGTGGCCCAATGCCTTGCGCCAGTCGTCGCATTCTTCAGCCGTCATCTTGCGCCCAGACGGCAATATGCCACCACGGTGCAGTTCACAATCCCTGCGCAGCCATGCCCACCTGCGCCCAGGAGATATTGCCATCATCTCGGCGCTCGGCTCATTCATTTTTGCTATCGCTTCGGCCATGCGCTTTATGTCTGGCTTCGGCGCAGGCAGCATCATTACTGGCGCATCCGGGCATCGACGGCACAGGTCGCGGAACTGCATGCTGTTCGGCGGGAAGTCGCTCGGCAGGTTTGCCAATGCGTACTTGACGCGCCTGACAGTCATACCATCCAGGTCATCAGCCCATACTGACTTAACCTTGTCCATATCCATGCCGTCAAACTTCGCCAGCCACTGCGTTGTGTACGCAGCGGCCAGGCGAACGAACAGCATGTCAATATATTCTCTTGATGCCGGCATCGTCGAACTCTACCGCGCCGCGTGATTGGGTCGCAGCGGCGCCGGGGGCAACGCGCTGCACGCGCTCGCGGGCCTCACGCTCACGCTTGGTTTCTGGCGTCAGTCTGGCGGGGTGAGGAATAAGCCCGCGCTCGACAGCCCAGTCCAGCTTGAACCCGGCCCACCCCTGTTCTGCGCAGATCGTCACAAGCCTGGCCACCGTGATGCCGGCATCCTCGGCATTGGCCTGGACGCGGCGCCATGCGGATCGCGTCAGCGGCAAACGCTTCTCCCGGCGCGCACGCAGCCAGCACTCAGCATCCAGCGCATCAACCCCGGCGCGGATCAGCTCGGCCGCGTTGACCGTCACGGCATTGTCGCCCACGGCCGGCTCCTTCTTGGCTCGCTTCGGATTTGCCTCTGCGCGACCAGCCGCCAGCCCTGCGCGGAAAACGGCATCCAGGCACACAAGCGCGCCTTCCGTGAGCATCCCCGTGCAGATGAGTTGGGCAGTGCTGGCTGCGTTGAATGCCGCGCTTGCGGCCTCGCGGATCTGCTCTGGAGTCATTCGATGACCTGCCACGCCTTGGAGCCCAGGTTGACCTTGATCTTTCCGACCTTGCGCAGCGCCTGGAGCCGCTTGTCCACTACGCGGTACGCAGGGCATAGCATCGGGCTGGTGGTCTCCTCGAACTGCTTGCAGTCGGGCTCCAGGGCGATTGTCAGCGCCATGGCCGAGACCTTGCCTGCGCGAATCAGGTCCGGCATCTTGGCATCAAATTCTGTATAGTCGTGCTTCATGGGTTCCTTCGTTTGATCCCCCGCCAACATGGTCTGTGGCGGGGGTTGTCACCGGCGCTGCCCGGGTCTATCCGCTTCTGCGTTGGCTCCCCACTTTGCGCACCTCAAACCGTTTCAGGCTGCGCGGATGGGCGATGCGGTATGCCCAGGTTCGAACGGATCGCCACGAGCACTTTCGCCCATAGGCAGCACGGCATCTGTAGGCGCCGATTCGTAGGATCCGGCTCACTACCGGCATCCAGTGGCGCAGCGCTTCGGCTGCAGTCCGCCCAAGGCACACGGCAGCGCGCGGCAGCAGACCGGCCAGCCAGCACAGCAGTGCGGCGAGGCTGGTTATGGGGCGGGTGATTCGCATGGGTCAGAACTCTCCAGGCGCAACCTGGAAGCACGTGACGCCAGCATCGCGCCACATCTTCACAACGCGGTCACGATCATCGAAGACAGCCACAAGCCTGCGCCTATCATCCACGAGCATGCCATCGAGCCATTGCTTTTTCAGCACGTCATCAGCCGTGAAATCGCCGGCCTGCCGCATGGTCAGTTCATGCCCATTCATCAAATCCCATCGCATGAAGCTCGTGTGCTTGACAAGCCAGTCAACCGTTTTGCCAGCAACCTCATCACTCCGGCCGCTGAAAATCCACACGTCAGCCAACCGGCGCAAAGACTCCATCACGCGAATCACCGGTTCGTTCGGCTCATCCCTGTCACACGCATCGTAGAAGCGGCGCCACTTCGTGTCGTCGCGCGAGGGGTCTTCGATGATGTGGCGCCGATGGCCGATCAGCGCCAGCGTGCCGTCGAGATCGAAAATGTACAGTGGCTTCACGCTTGATCCTTGCTTGTGCGTCCGATTCGCCCGGCCGCTTGGCGTGATTGGCACTATGCCTCAGACTTCATCGCGGAGGCATTGATATTTGCTATCGGATACTCGGCGAATTAGTCATCACACAAAACACATGCCGCTATCGCACGCGCCACGATCACGGCCAAAAAGTACCTCGTTGCGGTCATCGAAGTCAACAAACTCGATCGGCACGGCTTGATCCGTGAGCCATGCATGCGGGTCGCGCTGGCGTAGTTCGCGATCGAACTTGATCACCTTCGGCTTGTCGCGCGGATCGGCCATGACTTCGCGCCATTCCTCCATGCGCTGGTTTGGGCACATCCAGCAGGCCGAACGCCCAGGCAGCGCGCCCAGCACCTGCAGTGCGTAGTGCGAGCATGCGCCACGGTCCATGCCAAGCCTGATGAGCGGGAAGTCAACCTGCCACTTCCCCTGCGCCTTGGTGCTGTGTTGCGTCTTGTAGGCGCGGCCCATCTCGTCGGTTGAGAAGCCGATCCAGTTCGTCGCAGCCTTCACGCCTAGCGATGTTGCCCAGCGCCGGCCCACATCGCGCTTCCACTCACCGGAGCAGTAGCCATGCAGTTTTCCTACCTCGCTGCCCTGCGTGGTAAATGCAGGTATCAACAGCGTCTCTCCCTTTGCGCCGCCGAAAAGGTCTTTCGTCGCCCAGTCCTCTTTCAATACGCGGTGCATGATCACGCCCACGCTGGCCAGCGCCGGCACGATATAGCGGTCATGGTAGTCCCATGTCGCACTCTTCTCGCGCCCGGTGTCTGCAATGAAAGCCAAGTCAGGCTTCGGTAGCTTGCCAGTGACGATCAGCGCTGCAATCGCAGCAGATTGCGTGCCGCCGCCGTTGTTCCAAATCTGCGTCCGTTCTTCTGTCACGCGCACCTCTCTAAGTAAGTCTCTGGAATTGAATTCGGCTTTGGACTGAAGAAAACTACACCCAATGCATAGAGAGTAAAGACAGTTCTGAGCGAAGCGAAGGACCGGGAAGACCCCCCTAACCCCCCGAGCGTGTTTGCTTGGGAGTGGGAGAACCACCCGTTTCCGGTTACAGGACCTGACCTTGCAGCCATCATGAGAATGCGCTTTGTGGTGCGCTCGTTGGCGCGTGTCGGCCTATCGTGCCCAGCGACTGCACGGATAGCGCAGCGCCATGGACCCCCTCAAGGGGGCGGCATCCATGCCTTTCCCGACATCTTCCCCACGCGTGTGCGCTCTTCCGATGAGCGCACCACAAAACACACTCTCAAGCTCCTATCCGCTATCCTGATAAGCCCCTGCGGTGCCGCGCATAGGTTGCATGGTTCGCTTTCGCGAGCGGCCGTCAGGCGCCAGACGTGACAAAGCCCCGAGAATGCTTGAGAGGGGCGTGACCCTGGCGTGGGCGATCTAGACACATGGACGAACCGGGAAGGCTCTGTGCTTCGACAACACACGCCCCTCTCAAAAACTCTAGGGGCTTCACCCAGTTCGTCCGTATGCCAAGGTCGCCAAACCTGACACGATCATCCTATCACACTTCCTGGCGCTCGCTCAAGTCAACCCCCTGCGTGATGCGTCAGATCAACATCGCATGCCACCTCGTTGCCCCAAACAGCCCAGCCGGCCCGCGGGCTGCGGGCGAACATCTCCAGGCGGGGCCCTGGGCTTACAGCCTCGACCATCGTGAAGAACTCTGGCGGCTTTGCGGAGTGCCGCGGGGCGCCATTGAAGTACGGCCGCTTCCAGTCGAACCAGGAGCGCCCAACACGCGACAGCGCCGTGGCACTGCCACGCCTGCAGAACAGGCAGAACTCGCTCGACAGCCCGAACGAATCACCGCCCAGGCCGCCGCCCATCGTGGCCTTGGCCCACGTCAGCAGCGTGGACGGCTGGAATCCCCATGCCCTCGCCACGGCGTACGATTGCTCGACATACTTGTTTATCGTCCACAGGTATAGGTGCGCATCCTTGTGCGCTATTGCTTCAACACCAAGCGACGCAATGTCATTGACCGACATTGACGGATATGCAAGTTTTCGCGCAGCGTTGTCCGTCACGCCGAACACCTGTTTCCCATCTTGAACATCGTAGCACCCAATTGATCGGCCGGCGCCGACTCGCCACGGCGGATCAGCCACGATGCACGAAAACCTGTGCTGTTCAATCGTCACAGCAGATCCTCCACGAGTTGATGCATGCCTCGCACGGGTTCATGTGCGTGCAGACGGCATCGGCCTCCGCATCGTTTGCCATGTCACCCTCCTTTCGTTGGCGCGTTCTTCTCGCGGCAGATCGCCTCAACCGCCTTCGCGAAGTGCAGCCAGCCCCACGTCCTCATGAAGCCGTCGAGCATATCGGGGAGCGACTGGAAAGCGTGCGTGCGATCCTCATCTGCCAGCGGCACCCAGGCCTGCTTCGCCTCTGTCCGGCCGGACTCCAGGGCACCGATGCGCGCGCGCAGTGCTGCGACCGCGGCGAGGTGTGCCGCCTCTGTCACAAGGCCATACTCACCGACTGGCAGGCTCGCGGCGGCCCGCGTCCAGTAGTTCAGCTCGTTGCTTCTGGCGTACGATGTCATGGTGGCCACCACTGGTGCCGCATCTACGGCGGTGACTGATTTTTCGTCTGTCATGTCGTTCCTTCGGTTGGCGCGTCAACTATTTCGGAATGTTTGTCATAACAACTCTATCTGGTTGAATTTGAACAACCAGTATCTTGCATGGTACTGTTCAAGCACATCAACATCAGACCCTATTGCGCCAAACTGGCGCTCTAGTTTGAGAGTTGATTGCAGCACCGCAAACAAATGTGGCTGCTGAAAAGACATAGCAATGTCTTCCTTCGCTTCATTTCTGAGCTTATCAATTACTCCCTGCGGGATGTTGGTCATATCGTTCCTTCGGTTTGTGAATTGACTTCTGACCAGTGCGTGATCAGGCACCTCGATCATGGGCGGCTGGGATGAGATTGGCCAGCGCATGCCTATATAGCTGTGCTGGGCGAGTCGGAGCGCTAAGAGCGGGCGGGTCATGTCAGAAGTCCCAGGGGGGGGGTAGTGGTCGGGGCCGATCCTTTGCGGAGCGGGATCACATCTATGTCGAGCCATCCATCGCGCGTTGCGATGGCGGCGGCCATGTTTGCGGATGATTCGATTGAAAGCGGCCGGCACACGCGCACTTTCTTTGTCGTGCGGCGCCAATGGTCGGGATCCCACATGTCTGGCGACTTCGAGCCGGCACCGACTGCGATTGCGCGGGCGGTGGCATCGTGCGAGTTCCAGACTTGCCACGCGCGTTCGTTCGCCTGTTTGGCGCGCTCCAGTGCGCCGGGCGGATGGCCGACTACCTGGTAGCCTTTGTCGAATGACTTTGCTGACTTACTCATCTCGGCATCCTTTCTGCTTGCAATAGCAGATTATTGCACCATTGACCGCGCCGCAGAATGGCTTTTGCTATCTGCTGGCGCGCAGTCGATTGAGTAAATCAATCGCGTGGCGGCAGGTGGCGGCGGTACAGTAGCGCATCAACAACGGAGCGACAGATGAACCACTACGCACGATGCATCGACATCCTCGGCAAGGACCTGTCGCATGCCGAACTGGTGGCGATGATGCGCGAGATTGCGAAGGCAAGTCCGTCGCTGGTGGCGCGGGCCTACACAGCAACGCAGCCCAAGAATCCGCCGAAAGAGATCGACGAGAAGATCCTGGCCCTGTGTGCTGGCGATCAATACATACAGGCCATCAAGATGTACCGCGAGCACTCTGGAGCCGGCCTCAAGCATGCCAAGGACTACGTTGACGCTGTGCGCGAGAACGCGAGGAACAAGACGTGAGCAACATAGCGCATGGCGGACCCGGAGAGATTCCGCGCTGCAAAGTCACCTGCCAAGCCGACGCCTTCGAGAATCACATTCGTGACATTGGCGTTGTGTTCGCATGCGAGTGGTTCGGCCATGCGGCGGACAGCGCGTTCACGGCAGAGACAATAAAGGCGCTGCGTGAGCGAAGCGCAAGTGTGGACAACAAGGCGGCAGAATGAGCAACGAACTAACACAGATCACCAGCCATGGCGCTGGCGCAATCCAACCCGTGCAGCAGCAGGCCACTCCTGGGTACTTGCTGCAACTTGCTGTACAGCAGGGGGCCGACCTTGAGAAGTTGGAGCGCTTGATGGCGCTGCAGGAGCGATGGGAGGCGGCGGAGGCGAAGCGCTCTTTCGTCGCCGCCATGGCGGCATTCAAGGCCGAGCCAATGACGATCTTCAAGAAGAAGCAGGTTGGCTACACCACCAAGGACGGTGACTTCGTGGGCTACACGCATGCTCGTCTGTCGGACGTTACTGACGTGGTTGTTCCAGCCATGGGGAGGCACGGGCTGTCGCATCGCTGGGACATCCGCCAGGATGGTGGACGAATCCACGTGTCATGCGTGGTCACACACCGGCTGGGCCACTCTGAGGCCGTAGTGATGGATAGCCCACCCGACACCAGCGGCAAAAAGAACCCGCTGCAGCAGATCGCCAGCGCCACATCATACCTACAGCGCTACACATTGCTGGCTGTCACCGGCATGGCAACGAACGACATGGACAACGATGCCAGCGAAGCGGGCGGCGGCGCGGACACGAAAGACAAGGCATCCGATGTCGATGAATGGATAAAGACCGCCCAGGCCACCACCACGGATGCGGATGCTGCGAAGGTGTGGCAGGACGGCGGCAAGGCACTGACTGCCGCCAAAGATCGCGCAGGGTATGGCGCGTTCAAGGCAGCGGTGGTTGCGCACAGGACCGCACTCAAGGCGGCGCTCGATGAGCGCACCGCAGAAGCTGAAGCGACTCCGGTGGATGATGATTTCGTGCGTGACATGGATGCCGCAGAGGGGAAGACCGATGAGTGACATCCTGTTCCGCTGTTCATCCATCGGCAAGCTGATGGGCGAGCCGAAGAAGAAGGGCGAGGCGCTCACGGACACCGCCAAGACATTCATCCGGCAGATGGCGGCCGAAGACATTTTCGGCGTGGATTTCTCTGTTTCCAGCCGCGAGATGCAGAAGGGCATCCAGTGCGAGGATCAAAGCATCGCGCTTTATAACTCGGTGTTCGGCAAGTCACTCACGAAGAACAGCGAGCGTCGCACCGATGATTGCCTGACCGGTGAATCGGATCTTCCAGATGTTGACGAGGTGGCCGACATCAAAACGGCATGGTCTATCGCCACGTTTCCGCTGTCTGAAGAGGATGTGAGCGACACACAGCGAAAGCTGTACGAATGGCAAGTCCGGGCCTACATGCGACTGTGGAACAAGCCGCGTGGCCGCGTGGTGTACTGTCTCGTGGATACGCCCGAGGAACTGTGCAAATGGGAGGATCCGAGCTTGCACATGGTTGGCCACATCCCGGACCACATGCGCGTGACGACGTGGGCTTATGCGCGTGATCCAGCGCTTGAGGCCATGATGATTGACAAGATCAAACTGGCGCGCGAATACTATTCGCACGTCGTGCGACAGTTCCACGAAACACACATTCTCTTCACGGGGCACGGAATGGAATCACAAGCGAAACAAAACGACGAGGCCGATCAAGAGGCGGTGCGCGCAGAGGCGACACGGCTCGCTGCCATCGCGCAAGAGCAGGAAGAGCGTGGAGTTCGGGCGCGCGCAGGTGTTATCGCAGACGCGCTTGAGGCGATGCTTCCGCCCGTGGTTGACGCAGAGTTCGCAGGGGTGGCGCTGGCCCAACCGTCCGAAGCGATGCTGCGGGTTGTTGCGCTGATTGAAGAGGACATGCATATCATGCTGCAGGCCGGCGCTCCTGCCGAGGAGGCCACGCTCAAGCTGGGCACATTCTGCGACACCATAGGTGATGGATTCCATGTGTCTGAAGAGTTCCTCAAATCCATCGGAATCACCAAGCGCAACACGACTGGGCGTGCCGTGCTCTTCTATCAATCAGACTTCCAGCGCATCATCACGGCCATCATCGGCCACCTGCAGGACTTCCAGCCATGAACCACGAGATCAATCACTGCGTATCCGAACGCAAGCCAGTCGGATACATGATCGACCACGCAGCCAGCCGCGCCGCTGGTGAGCCTGTGTACCTTGGGCATCTGGTATGGGCCGAAGGGCGCCCGGCCGATCCTGTGACCGGGCGTGTTGCGCTGCATGCAGGCTACGCGATCCCGGGTTGGGAACGCAGAGTGTTCGTGCGCGAGGAAGCAATGCGAATTGCCGAGGACATCGCCAAGTCGCTGGCGGGGTACTGACATGTCTGCGGCGGACACACAGAGCAAGCTCTCGGCAAAAGAGCGCAAGCGTGAGAAAGATCGCCGCTACCGAGTCGAGCACAGTGAGCGACTAAAGGCAGAGCATCGCGAGAGGTATAAGCGTGAACAGCTACTTCCGCAAATTACACAAACAAGACTAAAAGAGCTTGTTGTGTATAACCATGAAACAGGGTTATTTTTATACGCGCAAGGGCGCGGCTCTCGCGATGCGAGCAATGTTGCGGGACACACAGCGCCAGACGGAAGAGCTCACATAGTACTAGACTGACGATTGTATAGAGCGCACCGTGTTGCTTGGTCGTATGTTAATGGATGCTGGCCATCTAATGAAATAGACCACATCGACGGCAATCCGTCTAATAACGCATTCTCCAATCTGCGCGACGTTACGCCGACAATTAACAAACAAAACATACGCCGCGCACGAGCAAACAAAAAATATAGCAAGCTTCTCGGTGCACACTGGTGCAAACAACGCAATATATGGAGATCTTCCATTAAGGTAAATGGTGTTCGCATACATCTTGGCGTGTATGACACTGATGTGGATGCGTCGGCCGCATATATTGAGGCAAAGAGGCGACTACACGATGGGTGCATCATATGATTAAGAGTAAGCCGCTTCGCAGTTCTTCATTCAAGCGCAAGACCATCGAGCGTGTGCGCTCCGTGCCGACGCCAGGCACGGGCCGCGGAGTGCATGCGATGGCCGGCGATGATGTGGTCAGCGTGCCGAAGGAGCGGCCCGTGCGGAGCGCAGACTACAGGCGCTTGGTGGCAATGCTGCCATGCTACCGGCGCGGCATTCATGGGCACTCTCAGGCCGCCCATGCAGATCAAGGAAAGGGCATGGCCATCAAGAGCAGTGACCTGACGTGCTACCCGCTCTGCGGCCCGCATCTGGACCTGCGCACCGACCCACCTGGCCAGATGGTGCCTGGCTGCCACGCCGACATTGGAACGCTCGGGAAGATGACGCAGGCAGAGCGGCGCGACTTCGGGTCCCGGGCCATGCCTGACACGCAGCACACACTCAGGTGCAAGTCTAACCACGAGCGAGCACTGCGGACACTACTCACAAAACTTGGGCTGCTGCCATGAGCAAACCAATCGACCCGCAGGCCGCCATGCAGCAGATTTGGGAGCTGGCGCCACGCTACGCAAAGGCCAAGTCGGAGCGCATCTACCTGGAGGAATACCGCAAGTCCAAGAAGGCGCTGTTGATGCAGACTAGCCAGGAGAAAAGCGCCGTAATGCAGGAGCGCGATGCCTACGCGGACCCTGACTACATCGCGCTCCTGGCCGGCCTGCGCGCAGCCGTAGAGGCCGAGGAAACTCTGCGGTGGAGAATGGTTGCCAGCGAGGCTGCTATTGAGATCTGGCGTTCACAGGAGGCCAGCAACCGGACTATTGACAGGGCAACGCGATAGCTGCAATCAACTGGTGCGACACATCAAAACGCGCCATACTGCTATTCACCGGGCGACCAAGCGACTTTCTGTTTGCGATCCGCCGCGCCACCACTGAAGGTGGCCGCCCACCCAACCAACCGGAGTACATGCATGCTGAACAAACCGTCTCCACGCCTCCAAATCCTGCGCGAGCAACTCGCCCTGGAGAAGTTCGAGCTTCAGAACGCCCGCGAGCTGTACGCGCACAGCGCAGCAAACCCGCGCACGACGCACCACACCGACCACGAGTACGGCTACAACGAAGACCTGGCCGAGTGGCTCAAGAGCTTGGTCAAGAAGTCCGAGCCGCTGGGTGATCTGCAGAAGGCGATCCCGCCCGCCCAACCGAGCGCATCTGCATGGCGCCGCGGGACGGACATCCCGGTGAGCGAGCGAGTGGGGCTGTGGCACAACAGGTGCGCTGATGGCGCGGTGTTCCCCGCCCGGCGCGCCGGTTCTCTGACATTCGAGAATCTTATGTACCGGCACGCCGCACCAGGCACAAAGGAAGGTGACAAGTACGACGAATCTCGCTACGCCACCGCTGACCTGAGCGCCAGGCTCGCGGATGCTAGCAGTGCTGCGAGTGGGGCTGCGCTGGTGGGGGCGAAGCTGGACAGCGGCCTACGTTACCTGGTGTGCGTGAGTGACAAGAACTCCAGCGCAGGGATGATCTATGCGTATGCAACGTCAGAAGCCGCCATGCACGGCTATCAGTCGGTGCTGCAAATGCCAGATGTAGACTGGCGCCTGTGCGACAAAGACGGATTCATTCCGCACACGCCTACGGCCGACAGCAAGTGCCCGGTGCCATCTGGCATTGTCGGTATCGACGTGCGCTTGGCGAACGGAATTGTCAAGCTCGGCGATACACCAGACGGCTGGAGGTGGAGCAAGTCGAACGACTTTGACATCGCCGGCTGGCGCCCAGCTGCAGGAGCTGCGGCATGATCGAGACGACGCACACGCCGCACCCAATCTGCCCACACTGCGGCCACGTGCACAAGGATGCGTGGGAGTGGCAGCCGAACGAACTGGAGTTCGACAGCGACCACGAATGCGACGCCTGCGACAAGACGTTCATGGTAATCCGTCACGCCAGCATCACCTACACCACTGCGGAGCAGAAATGATCGACACCATCCTCATCGTGATCGTGCTGACCACCGTGTCAGCGCCTGACGGCAGCACGCACCAGGAGCCCCGCAGCGCCTGGAATCGAGGATTCACCGAGGCCGAGTGCAAGGCTGCAGCATCGACCATCTCCAGCACCAAGCCTGGCGACGCGATCCTATCTGCGACGTGCGTGCAGGCAGTGGCGCCGCAGCCAGCACAGGAGCAGCACCCGGATCCGAGGAACAGAGGAGCAATCTGAGATGACCGCCAAGCGCACCGAACCATCCGTCCGCAGCCGTTTCGCCGGGCTGCACACGCTGCCGAGTGGCCGAGTGGTCTACTGCACGCACTCGGCCGTACTAATCGGCCTGCGCTACCAGCGGCCGAAGCGCGACCCGGGCGCGCATGCGGAGCGCATCCAGGACCTGCTGCTGTGGGGCCGCCCGCTTGCTCACGATCAGGTGTGGGTGGCAGCGCTTTGCGAAGCCGGGAGACGGCCATGACAATTGCCGAGATACGCGCCGTTGTTGCGCGGCGCACCTACAAACCTGGATGGCAACTCACAGTCAACGCGAACTCTGACGGGTCTAGGCCGTACCTGCAACTGCACGTCACGGCTGCCATTTGCTCTGTATCTCTGGAGCCGTGCGAATGGAAGTCCGCCAAGCACTACCTGTCTGAGTTCATGTGTAAACAGGAGCTTGTCGGCGTATGCTTCAAGGCCATTCAGCAGGCAGAAGAGCACGAGTTGCGCGAGTTCTTCAGGCACCGCGGCGTGCGCATATTCAATCCCCACATCGACCCAGATGCGCTGGTGAGCGTGGCCCACATCGAAGACACCAGAACCGAGCCGGTGCTGATGAAAGAGGGCCGGCCATGATCGATAGATTCATCAGGCGCGTCACGGCTCGCCCGCCTGATCGCGTGATCGGTGGGCACGATGACCCATACATGCTGCGCTGGTACATCCTCCCGCGCAACAGGCTGTTCAACGTCTACCTGCACCGCTTTCTGCGCAGCGATGATGATAGGGCGATGCATGATCATCCGTTCTATAATACGTCGGTCCTACTTCGAGGCTCCTACATGGAGCACACCACAAATGGCTCGTTTGAGCGCAGCGTTTGTGATGTCGTCTTCCGCCGTGGTGTGACGCTGCACCGCATCGAGCTGCATAAAGGCCCAGCGTGGAGCCTGTTTGTAACGTCATTCAGGTACAGGGAGTGGGGGTTTGCTTGCCAAAAAGGATGGAGGCACTGGAAACAGTTTGTAGATGAGCGCGACAATGGCGCAATTGGAAGGGGGTGTGATTGATGACGAAGACGGCAGGAATGCTTGACTATTCTGATCGAACGGTGCCAGAGACGAAATGCGCTAAATGCGGATGCGCAATTCAACCTAGCCCGCTTGGTTATAACCGCAAGTATTGCCCACAAAAGTGCAAACGGTCCGCTCGCGATATTAGAGAGAGACAGAGCATTAAAGGTCGGCATGCAGATAGAGGCAAACAACGCATAAGAACCTACGTACGCAATCGATTGCAAACTGATGAAGCGTTTCGTGACAAGCATCAAGCCTCTACGGCCGTCTACCGCAAGCAGGTTCGAGATTGGCCGGCTGAATTCAAGGTAAAGTCAGGCTGCGTGGACTGCGGTTATCGCGGCCACTTTTCTGCACTTCGGCTTGACCATGAGGGAGAGAAGACCATTGCGGTAGCAGACGCTAGAACAAGTATCAGGCGCCTTCAGGAAGAGATAAGCGCAGGCCAACGCAAAGTGCGGTGCGCAAACTGCCACTCGATCAAAACATGGGAGCGGAAGATCGCTAAGAGCAAGGGGTGCGACCAATGAAGCGCGGATCTATAGAGGCAGCAGTCGTTGGCTTCTTGCTCGCGTGCGTTTTTTATACTGTGCGCGATGTGGTCACGAAGCCATGGAGAAAGCAATGAACGAGAACGACGAAGACGCGCCGGAAGTGATCGAAGTGCAGAACGCGCCGGAAAGCATCTGGCTCAACGTCGGCGATCTGGATGGGTCTATCGACCTTGGGCGAGACACCGAGGGCGTCACGTGGTGCGACACAAGCCAGGGGCCGCATGACGTGGAGTACGTGCGGGCGGACCTTGTGTCCACGCTGAAGGAAACACCATGAGGCCATCAACTATCAGCGAAGAGTTCAGGCGCCACGATGTGCGCGTGCACGCGTGGCTACTGCTGGAGTGGCTGCAGGACCCGCAGCGACCGCCGGCCAACGTGTCGTTCACTGGGGAGCCGCTGCGCATAATTGCAACTGCCATCGAGCAGATCGCACGGCAAGGTTGCGTCAACGACGAGGCAGCGGAAGCGGACAGGAGGGATGCCGCCTACTACAGGACATTGCGCAACTCGCTGGCGAACCCACCGGTGACCACTACATCGATGCCGGCGCTAGTGGCGCCGTTCACTGAGGGCCGCGTTACCTACGCACCAGAAGGGCTGGACCAAGCAATGAAGAATGTGCTGGCGCAACTTGGCGGGAGCCAGGCATGAAACGCGCAAGTGACTGGTTGGTTACATACGGCTGGGCGTATGCCGTGTCACTTGGCCTACGGTATGCCGTGTATGCTGGAGTGGCCGGAGTGCTGGCACTGGTGGTATGGAGAAATCCATGAGTTGGCCAGAAGCCTTCTTTGGCGCCGCATGCGTTGCGGCTATCGCTGTCGTGCTGTGGAAAATGTTCGACCGATGAACGCTGACGACTACTACGGCATGACCGCCGCCGACATCGTGGCCGCCGACACGGTGCTCGAGCTGACGAGCCAGCGCCAGGCCCTGTGCGCAGTGGCCGCACGCGCGCTGCTGCACGATGTGCCTGGAGATCCTGATCGGCTGGACGAATGCGTCAGCGCGGGCGCTGATCAGCCTGTTGACAGGTACGGCAACCCACTTAGCGGTGATCGCATCATCAACTGCTGTTTCCCGGACTGCGGGTGTGATGGTGCAAGGCTTTGCCAAGCAGAGCGCGGCCCAAACTTCTGCTCTCGGTCTTGCAATATTGAGCGGAGCAGTCGATGAGCAGTGAACTATGCATTCCGCACTGGCCGTCAACGTGGCCCGTGGACGCAGACGGCTTCGAGTCCAACCTGTGCGAGGTGTGCGGCACGCCGACGCACTACGGGTCGCGGCACGTGCAGTGCGCGCCGGGGTGGGTTGAGCCGTCGCCGCAGACCGCCGATCAGCGCGCCTGGGCCGCCTATGGCAGGGCGTGGCCCGAGGCGATGTGCGGATACGAGTTCTACCACGCAGATGAGCTTGCTGCGGCTCGCGAGCGCGGCATTGCAATCGCTCGTAGGCTGAGGATTGAATGATGAACATTCACCCGGCACCAATTGCTGCAGAGTACGCCATGGAGTACGCGCGAGGCCACCAGCAAGCCGCCATGTGGATCTGGTGGGCCATGCTGTGCGGCCAGGCGCCTGACATGCTGCAGTACAGCTACCGCACCGGAGTCAGCGCCGTGTGGGTGCAAGATACCGATATGCCGGGCAGGGAGCATGGGCATCTCGCTGCCGCGCCAGAGGCGAACGACTGGTCATGGCTCACGCGAGAGAACGCACAGCGGCAGATCCAGCGCGATGCGGACCGGTCGCGAGAGGCCGCTGAGTTCGAGGCGCGCAGGCAGAATGAGGTATTGCAATGGGACGGGGATAGGCCATAATCACATCGTCCCCTGTAGCTCAGACGGGAGAGCACCAGCACGGAGAGATACCGTGTTGTATGTCGGTGGTTCAACTCCATCCAGGGGGCTCAAAATATAGGACGGCCCGAACTCAGGAGTCCTCGCGCGGCGGTTGCCTGGGCCAAATTACACCGCGCACCTCGCCCCGGATTGGATTGCGGCGGACTTGTCTATCCGTGCAGCAGCGGTGTTCGATTCACCGCAGGGGCGCCATAACGCAGCCCCGGTAGCTCAGCAGGTAGAGCAGCTACCTCGTAAGTAGTCGGTCGGTGGTTCTAGACCATCCCGGGGCACCATCACTTCGGCCACGATGCGATGACCTTGACTCCTTGTGCATCGCACAGCCCCAGCGCAGCCTCTGCGCGCAACAGCCGCTCTTCGGCCTGACGCACTGTCATCGCATCCGGTGGCGCCTCAAGGCTGCACGGCGCCCACGTCGGCGCCGGCATCGACACCGGAGGCGTCGCGGAGCTTGCGCAGCCGGTCACCGAGCCCAGGCAGCACCACATCGCGAACGTCAACACCTTGCGGGCACTGGAGCGGCTCAGCGGGGACATGGATCACCTCACGTAGGACTTTGGACGATCGGCTAGCCAGCGCTGCATATTGAGCCTCAGCAACAGATCGGCTGACGTAGTTGCGCTGCAGGTACTCGGCCTGTGCGCGGGCCTGTAGCGCTTTGCTGGCGTCCCAATCTGCCTGCACAGACTTGCGTCCCAGGATCGCGCCGCCCAGAAACAGCGCCATGCCGATGACGCCTGCGCTGATCTGGGTGGGAGTCACTATTCGAAGGCCGCGATGCGCTCTTCAAGCACAGCCGCATAGCCGTCCATGAATCTCGCTTGATTGCGAAGACGCGAACGCTCAGCCTCGCTCAGGCCCTCGAACATCTTGGTTTGGAAGAACGAGAGCAGCTTTGCGAGCTTCTCTGCAAGCTCTTCATTCTCGGCGACGACACGCTGCTGATGCGGCTTCAGTTCCATGCGAACTCCTGAGTTTGTGGGGCGCTGAGTATCGCTCATCAGAAGGCGTCAAGCCTGCGCAGTAGGATAATTGACGGCTCAAGATCGCGCATCGCTGTGCGAAGGCACCTGCTTGCCACATACAGCCCAGGCATGCTTGTGGCCGTGAAGGTGTGCCACCCATCAACGCACTTGTACCTGATGCCAATCACTATTCAGAATCCATGCCCATCATCAGGCGGCGCAGTCTGCGCGACGAGATCATGGGCTTGCTGGCGAGTCATCAAAGGGCCAAGCTGGGCATGCATCTTCCGCGCGTAGTCCAGTGCCACAGTCTCATCGGTGAAGAACGCATAGGCCCCCTGGGCGTCGATCACGGTGCGCACGAGTTCGATGTGTTCCACGTCGCCTGCTCCCTATGCTGTTTGGTCTGCGCCACCATTCTGCGGCCGGTGGCGGATCTTGCGCAAGTCGCGCCACAGCATTGCCTCACCGATGCATGACGCCACGACAGCGGCCGGCAGCATCCACCCGGGCAGCGCCATGCCGAATGTGATGCAGATCCCTGACAGCGCGAAGAGCGCCAGGCCGACCGTTAGCACAACCCCGGTTTCGATGTGCGGATCCAGGGCCGGCCACACGGCCAACAGGATGATGACCACACCTACGAACTCGCTCATTTTCCAATCCCCTTCAGCGCGTTGAGCGCATTCACCAAGCGCCCAAGCAAGTCGGGCGCATCCGCTGACTTCGCCCACCGTAGCGCGCTGTCGAAAATCACGATGCCGAAGGCGCCAACGAACCCGACCACGGCTGCAGAAGCGGTCGCGTCGCCGGCGGCCCCAAGGTAGCGAGCCAGCAGCGGGCCGAAGAGCGTGGCAGCGCCCCACGACGAAGCCAGGTAGCCGAGGCGGACCAGCAGGCCGGCCGGTCCCAGCGCACGCTGCCCGAGCAGTGCACCGAGGAATCCTGGGACCCAGGGGTTGCCGATCAAATCATCTGGCTTCAGATCCATTTCGGCCCCATAGTAGACCCATCACAAACACCGCGAGCGATGATAGCCCGATGGCGGCCATTGGCACACCCAGGTGGCGCCCGCAGAGCCCCTGCCATTGCCCCGGCTCGCCCGTGGCGCCCGAGAACCCGGCCACCCCACATGCCTGCGTCAGCACGGCCTCTGCGCCGTACCAAGCGGCCGCCGCAAGCGTCACTGCCCGCGCCGTCCGATGCCGCATCAGTGCCACAGCGAAGATCGCCACGCACGCCCACAGGGCCGCCGCCTGGACAGCATCGGCGATGTAGTGCGCCCATTGGCGCTGCCCAGCATCGGCGAACAGGTGCTCGCCGTAGACGGCAAAGCCGCCAAGCACGACGGCGGCAGCCGACCACCAGGGCGTAGGCGGGTAGCGCATCACTTCGGCAGCGTGGGCGGACCGCTGCCGCCGCCACCTTGCGGCTTGACCTGGCCACTTCCGCCGCCGCCCAGCACGCGCACGACCCAGCGATAGGCTGCGGCTATGGCAGCGTGGATGCGTTTGATGGTATTCATAGCTGGAATCCTTGCACCTCAATTACGCCGGCGGATGACAATATTCCGCCGGTTCCAACAATTTTAAGCTGATTCGATGTGGTATCGACGACGAACTCGGGCACTGCGGGCGTATAGTTCACCCACGTATTTAGGGCCTGTGTTTGCGCGTTTGCAATTGTGACGTATCTAGTATCAAGCGCCTGGTCACCGAATCTTAGTGTTGTAAACCCCGTGGCATTGGCCGTCATATACACACGCACAAGCGTAGGCACAAAACTGCCAGGCAAGAAATCGACGATGCCACCGCTTACAGATGATGCCCCCCACGTATACCGCTTAGAGATGAACTTTTTACGCAGATCTGTGCCGAAGAATTTTGTGCTTACTTGAGACGGGCCGAGTGCGTTTCCTGATGTCCCAGAATTTGACTCACCTATTACGAACATCTTCGACCCGAACCCCGGCTCTCCTGACGGGACCGTCAGCTTAATTGCTACAGAGTCCAAGCAAGTATTAGCATCAAATATCACGGGGTACGAGAAATTCCCATCTGAAGAGGATAGAGTAAGTTTTTCGCACCATAGACTTGCGTCATTGCCAAAGAACTCGCACCCAGTAATGTCTAAAACTGCCGATGTGCTGGCATTGGCGCCCAGTGGCGCATACCTGTAGATTGCTGCACCAGTGCCAGTATTGGTGTTTTGTTCGAAGTGAACGCCTTTGCAAATGAGGCTCTGCGAGAACTTGGTTTTAATGCCGATCTTGCCGTCTCCGATGGAGCCGCCTACGAATTTGAAATCGCCGCCATCAGCATCCTCATTTAGTGAATAGGCCACGTCACAGAATTCGCCAGTGCAGCTTTCAAATGTTGTTTGCCCGCCCGCCGTACTTGCGGCGCCCTTTGCGATCTTCACCCCCGTGGTGCTGAACCCCCAGAAACTTTTGCGGAATGTGTTTAGATAGGCGGTTCCTGTGAAATCAACAGAACTCTGAAAAAATGCGAATACCACATTATCCGTTGAGCATTCACGGATGTGGAAGTCCCCGGCGTTTACTGTAGTGTCAACCCCGACAGCGGCTAGCGGTAGGGCTCCGGAGCGTCCATAAATTGCAATGTCTTTGAAGTGCACATCAGTTATTCCATACTGACCGAAAGCGTAGTTGGCCGTTGCTGCTACTAACGTGAAAGCATTCTTTGCTGTGTTGGTTTGCACAACTGCCCCACCGGCCCCACCAGTGTATGCATTCATGAAGCTGCCGGGTCCGTCACTACGCACGGTCATGGGCTTTGTTATTCGCACGTCATCTGTTAGTTTGTATTTGAAACCGCCCGGCACGTACATAGTGCCGCCATTTGGCGTGGCTACAGAGCAGTTGCGAAACGCTGTCGTGTCATCTGTGCCGGTCGTGCCATTCCAGTCCCCAACTGCACCGTATCTGAAGACGTTGTAAGGCGCGTAAGCATAATTTGTTGGCGTTATGCCGCCGGCTACTTCAGATGCCGTCCTGCCGAACGTGTATTGCAGGAATTTACCAAGGCCCCCTAGATACGTGAGCGAGCCGACAAATGTTGCAATCATGCCCAACCCATTGCTCGCGCTGGTGGGGTCGGCGAGTCGGGCAAGGATGCTGGCGGCAGTGCTGGCAACGAAGCCGATTGACGATGTGCCGATGGTGATCGGGTTCGCTGTGGACACCTCGAACCACAGGTCGCCATTGAACTGGTAAACGTGGACTACCGTTCCCCTGACGATGTCGCGCGCACCGTCAAAATCTCTGGCGCGAGTCCATGTGCCTGCGCCCGGATTCCATATCCCGTTGTCGATTGGATTGGTCTGATCTTTCACCAGGATGCGCAGCGGGTTGCCGTCGTCCTGCGTGAGCGTTGAACCCCAGGTGCCGCCAGCCTGCACCGCCAGACCGGACAGCGTGATATTCGCCGTCGTGGTGTAGTCGCACGCGGTCTTCATTGCCAGGCTGCTGGATACGCCTGCGATACGGTCGATCTGTGTGGTGCTCATATGGTGCTATTGCTTAGATTGTGGCGATGGTACGCCAGTGATGGAGCCGCGCACGGCATCTGCTGGTCCGGTGGGCGTAACGCGATCCTGCGCCACGTCTGCAAGGTATCCAAGCGGCCGGGCCAGGGCCGGCGCCGGCAGGCCAACAGTGACAGCGATCAAGGCGGCCACATCCTTGACTGCCTTGCGCGCAGAGCCTTCGCCTGCCACGGCGTCATAGACTGACCGCGGAGAGTGGGCAGCCCGCTCGATCATGCTGATTGCTGGCGCAGTGCCAACGCGATCATCGTAGGGCTTGTTGTTCCACGAGTTGATTGCGACGTTGGCGACTGGGCCGACGATTGGAACCATCGCCCAGGCCGACCTGCCAAGCCCGAGCCCAAGGCTTGCAAGCCAGTCGTCGATATAGCCATCCCCATCATCATCTGCCGGGCCGCCGCGCGCAGCCTGAACGATCACTTCGCTGATGAGCGCAGGAACAAAGAACCCCATGGTGAAGACGTAGAGCCCTCGGCCCATGCCGGCGCGCAGGCCCAGCTCGCGTTGCGTCTTTGCGAACTCGGTCCCGAGCAGGTTCGCTTGCATATTAAAGTATCCCTGGAACTGCGTGAGCACCCGAGTTATAGCCGTGCCGGCCTCGAAGTTGCTGATATCCTCCGGCAAGTTGCTGCCCTGGGTTTCTCGCACTACTGAATCAGCCTGTCGGCGCGCGTCAAGCTCGCCAACTCCGGCCTCCATGGCCTCGTTGTACGCGCCCGTCCAAATGATCGGCCCCATCACGTTGTCCACGGCAGACTGCATGAAGTACGCATGCCGAGCCGCCCAAGCCTGCGCCTTCTGAAACACGTTCGGATTCAGCAGGATCTCATCAATCGCAGAGTTCATCGCGTGCACCTCACTATCCATGCGCGATGACATGTATGAAGAGGCTTCTGCCACGCTCTTGGCGGTCTTGCTGGGATTCTTGAGGTATTGCACCAGCCCGGCGCGCAGATGCTTCGGCTTCACGCGCAGGGCCGCCAGGCCAAAGCCAGTGATCTGCTGCGCCGCATTCACCACGTTGGCGAACATCGCAGCCATGCCGGCGCGCGATCGAGCGATGCTGATGTAGCGCATCAGGCCGTTGTACGCCGGCACCGGAGTTTCGATCTGCTGGCGCGCCGCCCGGTTCAGCCACGGTATCAGCATGCCATCGTAGGCGCTCGGGTCCATGCGCGAAAGCGGCTCGCGCACTGACGAATCGCCCAGCAGCCGGCGCACCTCGCGCACTGGGCGCTCCATGTGGGTGAACATCAGCACCTTGTCCAGGTGGCCGCTCAGGCTGCGCAAGTCCAGCAGCAGCGCCTTGTTGTACTCGACCCGCCCCTTGGTGAATCCCTTGGATGTGGACGGGTACGCCTGCGCCATCGTCTGGTTTTCTTCCTCAATGATGGCGCGGGTCTTGGCATCGCTCACAGCGCGTGGGTCAGCCATGGCCGGCACGTAGCCGCCGCGATAGGTCCCGAACGGTGTCACAACCTCGTTCGCCGTGATCTCATCGAAGCTGCGCCCGAATACCTCCCGGTGCGTTTTCTGGGCTTCAGCCTTCATCTCTTCCAGCAGATCCCACACGCCCTGCGCAAAGTCGTACTCGGCCTTGCCGATCACGCCCGTGTCGTGCATGCGCTTCAGGAACGCGTCCCACTTCGTCGTGTCGAGCGTTCCGTCTGCGTTTTGCGTGGCCCACCTGCGCCCCAGAAGCAGCTTGCGCTTGTTGCTGTCGTTGCCGGTGTGCAGGATGGCGTGGATGATCTCCTGCTTGCCGCTGCCGCCAGTATCTCGACCGAATGTGTAGCCAAGCTCCTTCGCTTCGATGCGCGAGCTTCCAAGGTCCAGCTTGTCCAGCAGAGCCAGGTAGCGCTTGCGATAGGCGGCCTGGGCGGCCCGGTACTTGTCGGCCGCATCCTTGATCGGGTTGAACACGTACTTGCGGAACGCGCCTTGGTGGCCAAGATCGCGCGCGTTCACCCACGATTCAACCCGGCGCAGGCCGGCGCGCGCAGATCGCAGCGTGGCCACAACCGTTTCGGCCGGCGTGACCGCGTAGCCTTCGCCAGGAATACGGCCTGGCACACCCTCTGCCGCCAGTGATGCAGCCACCTCTTCGGCCGCCTCCTGCTGGTCGATCAGGTTGCCATCGATCTCCATCTGCCGCACGCGCCTGGATTGCGCCCACCACACGTCAAGCTCGTCAGTCAGCGCGCGGAACTCGTCCACCGTGGTGAGCTTGTAGTCCTTCGCGTCGGCAGTCAGTTGCGCCACAGCATCGAACATCCGCGCATGACTGTCCGGGTCGTGACCCTTGAGCGCCTCCAGGTACTTCATGGCCGGCTCGCCCTTGGTGCCGATGCCGTAGTCCGCCAGTATGGCGCGCATGGCCTGCACCATGTCTGCGTCGCGCGTCTTCGCCACCTCCTTGATGGACTTGTTGGCGGCGCGTCGGTATACGTCCACCTTGCGTTTGATGAGTGCCTGGGCGTCACGTGCCGCGGCGGCGGCGTAGACGTTCACCAGCTCGTTGCGCTTCTCCGTCGCAGCCTTGGCGATGTCGCCGGCCTTGAATGCCTTGTTCGCAGCAATGGCCGCCTTGCGCGCCGCCGCCTCGAACTTCTCCGGCCGCAGCTCGCCGACCTTCTGCCAGCCGACAACTTGGGCCGCGAACGCCTTGGCCGCCTTGGTGACCGTCTTCGTGCGCGTGCCAGCCGCTTTCTCCAGGGCGCCAAGCTCCGTTGCCAGCACGCGGGCGCGGGCATCGTTCGACACCGCTTCTAGGGCCGCCTGCGCAAGTTCTTCGGGGTTGGCGATGTCGCCGTAGCGCTCCATCATCATGGCGTCGGTCTGCGCCTCCACGGCCTGGGCCGGAGTCATCGCCATCCGCAGTGCGTCAACCAATGCCTCCCCGGAGTCGTACCCGAATAGCTCGGCCACGATGTCGGGATGCATGCCGCCGCTTTCCTGCGTCATGCGCAATGCTTCGAGCTTGCGCCACGCGGCACCTGGCGAGTCACCGAACATCTCCTTCATGGCCGACGTGCGCAGCTTGCCGACGCTGGCTGTCGTATCAAGCAGCTCAACGTCCGTGACGCCTGGCACCACAGCCTCGCCGGACTTGCCGGTCAGGAACGCCCAGGCGCGATACACAGGCCGCGCCATGACGATGCTGCGCGCCTCAGCCTTGACCTCGCGGCGCTTGTCGGCCGCCTCGCGCTGCAGCTCCTTGAGCTTGGCTGACTTGGCGTTTTCAAGCCACTTCAGATCGTTCAGCCGGCGCTTGTCCAGCGTGGTTTCCGCATCGGCATCAGCGTCCGCATCGGCATTCTGGTAGGCGCGGTAGTCCAGCCCCAACTTCTTCGCGTCGGCCTCGTTGAACATCAGCCCCATGGATTGCGCCGCCTTCGCCTGGGCGATCTCGTCATCGGTGGCAATCATGCGGTCCATCACAGCGCGCACTTCGTCCGACAGCTTCACGTCCAACGCAGTCATGGAGCGGTACAGCCGGCGCAGCCAGCCGCGGAAGCGCTGGAACGCGCCAGCCAGCGCAGAAGATGGCGCCTTGCCCTCAAAGGCGTAGGCCTCGAACCCGCGGGCGAACTTCTCGTGATGCTCGCGCTGCTGCTCCAGCGGCATGGAGTTCCACACCTCGGTTGCCGTCAGGCCCTCTTCGGCCTTGATGCCGAACCAGTCAAGAACCGTTTCCATGTCGGTCTTGATGTCGGCCGGCGCATCGTCGCGCGCAGCAATTGCGCCCATCTGGTCCAAGAACAGATGGCCACTTTCGTGAATCAGCGTACTGAAATTCGCGTCAGCAAGCAGAGCAATCGTGTTGGCGTCTGGCGTGTAGGTGCCGCGCAGGGCTGGCGCCTGTGGGCCGGCCGGGCCCGCTTGGCCTTGCTTTTGGTTGAGTGACTTGGCGTGCGCCTCGGCCTGAGCCCTGGCGCGAGCCACCGCTGACGCCTTCACGTCGTCACCCTGGCTCAGCACCGTCCACTCCTTGGCGCCGACTCCGCGCTGAAGGATCACCTGACCAGCGCGCGCCTTCGTGTCAACCGCGTCGACACCGATCAACGGGCGGACGGCCCCACTCTTGTCCACCATCAGGCAGACTTGGCCGGCGGCCCTCTCTTGCGCCAGCCGGCTCTGCGCCTCCATGCCGGCCGCGCTCTCGCCGCTGGCGTTGTTCGTCGTTGACTGTGCAAGTGAGCCGAGACTTGTGGATGGCTCTCGAACCATGCCGGCCATGGTCGTGAAGTCCTTGCTACGGCCCTTGTTCGGCTTGAATCCAAGCGACTTGTAAAACTTCTCTAGCTTCGCCTTGCTGGTGCCCGGCTCCATGGGCTCAGCCGTCAATACAACCTGCTGGCCGTTGGCGTCTGCAGCAGCAACCACAGCCCCCAGCGCCTTGCGTGCGCCGCCCTGTCTGCGGGCCTCTTTCGGCGTGCGGATCATGGATACATCGATGCGTCCGCCGTCTCGTGACACGGAATACTCGATGGTTGATGATCCAAGCGTGAATGTATTCGCTGTGCCTGGCGAAACGCTCAAGGCCGACTGCTCAAGCGCGCCACCCGTTGGCGTGGTGCCGGCGATGTTCACCGGGTATTGCTGGAACGCCTGCTCTGGCGTGACGCCAAGGCGCGAGCCCAGCGCCGCATAGCGCGCAGCCAGCAGAGCGGCATTCTGCTTGTTCACGTCTGGCGTGAATCTGCCGGTGGCGTTCAACTGCTCAATGAACTGCTGCGCCAGCGCGTTGCGGCTGCGGTCTTGCGCGTCCTGCTGGTCAGCCTTGGCGAGCGCTTCAGACAAGGCTTTCTCGGCATCTGGCCCAGCATCCTTCATGACCACATCCGCCTGGGCCTTGCTCATCCCATTCGGATCCGTCTTCAGGTGCGGGATGATTCCTTGCGCGAACGATTGCCCGGCCACGTTGGCGCCGAACTCTGCCGCGGGGATCTGGATGTCAACCCCAGACGCCAGCGACTCGGCGGCTTGCTGAGCCGCGGCAGGAGACACCTCAACCAGTTGACGTAGCGCAGCCTCATCCAGGTCCCTCGCATCGACGTAAACATCCTTTACAGGCCCATCTCGGGCGACTTCCTGCCAGAACGATTGCCAGTCATCGGCGCTGCGTTCGCGCACCTTGGATGCCTGTGCCAGCTTGTCGATTTCATCAAGCGCCTGCGCGCCCGCCGCGGCCTTGTCTGCGGCCAGCTTCTGCGGATCTGCTTCCAGCTTGCCGGCCACCTTCGCCAGCGCGTGGGCGGCACCCGTCTGGGCACCGGTGCCAACGATGGTCGCAATCAGCGTCTCGATGGCCGCCGCGGGCCGCTCGGCCGCGTAGGCGCTGAACGGCTTCTCTGGGTGCAGCGTGGCCCACTCGTTGAAATCCTGCGCCAGCGTGGCAACCTGCTCTCCCGGGATCTCCGTGACCATCTGGTGCATGATGGTCTTCATGAACGATGATCCGGCCTTCAGATCGCCAAGCAGCTTGGCAACCGGCAGCTTCTCGGTTGCAACCTCAATCGCTCCGTCGATGGCGCCGAAGGCCAGCGCACGCGTGCCGCTCAGCCCAGCATCCAGAGCCTTAGCGGTTGACTGACCGGCCGTTGTCACGCCCGCACTCAGCAGGGCGAACGCCGGGTTTCCGGTGGCGATAGACGCGGCAATGCCGGGCGCCTGTTGCCCGATGGACTGGATGCCTGAGCGCACGCCGCGGCGGATCACGCCGGCGTCCTCTGGCAGCGGCCCGGCCACGTCTTCGGTGACTTGCTCGGCGCCCTTGCGGAACGCCTTGATGGCGTCGGTTGCGGTAGCTGGCTGCGGTCCGGCTGGGCGGATGTCTGGCTCAACCTGGAATCCAGCCATGCCGAGCGGGCCTGCATTGGCTCCAACGGCGGCAGCCGTGAGGAACCTGCCCATGTCGCGCGCATCCTGGCGCACCCTGGCCGAAATGTCTTCCTTGGCCTGCGAGATGCCCTCGGCCATCCCGGCCACGCCACCCACGGCGGACGGCACACCAGATGCCAGCGTGCGCACCGCCGAAGCGCCCTCGTACCAAACCCGCTCCAGCGCAGACATGTTGTCCACGTCGTCGTGCGCCACCTTGGCCCGCGCTCCATCCGCGGCGATCCATGAGCGCAGGGCCGGCGCGCGCTCCATGGCTGCGTTGGCGTCATCCAGCTTGGCGCGCTGCTTGTAGTCATCGCCGAACGCGTCCACCAGGTCGGCCGGGATGTTGTACCGCTTCGCTAGGCGCTGCTTTTCGGCCTCTTGATCCGGGTTCGCGCCGACGCCAAGCAGCATGTTTGGCTTGGCGTTTGGGTTCTTGGCCGCATCGTACAAACCGTCCAGGTCCTGATCTATCTTCGCTCCGTACTTCTCGGCTTGCTGCTGGTGAAGCCTTTCAGCGTATGCGTTTGATGCCGCCACACTTGAAAATTTACCAAGGTGTCGGCCAGTCTTTTGGTATGCGCTGATTGCCTCATCGTCGCCCATGATCCTTCCGTCATCGCTAACGGTTGGTATAAGAACTTCTTGGCCATCGATATTCACACCCATTGACCTGACGGTGCTAATTGTCCCGTCTGCATTCTTTACAACAGGCCGCTTGCCAAGGTCGATATTTCCAGGCACCACAGGTGCGCCAGCGGCATTGCTATAAAGCTCGTCAAGCGTCGGCATTACTTGTACCTCCCGGATTCAATTCCGGCCTGATACATCTTCTCAACAAGCGCCTGCTGCTCATCGCTCAAAGATCCGCGCGGCCCCCTGCCGCCCTCCTTGTCTCGAACGGTCTTCATGAGTTCGTCACGAGCCGCCGCAGGTATCTGTCCAAACGGCTTGGCGATGAACGTTTTGCCTGCAAGCGCAGGATCAGTGGCGATCTCGTGCCCCTTGCGCTTCGTCTGGAACATGCCGAAGATGCCGGAGCCCTGTTCGATCCCTTGGCGCAACATGCCGGCCGCGATCTCGCGGGCCTCAGGATCCGTGAGCGGGCGCTTGACGTCCGCCATCTTCGCCTCCAGCGCATCGGTCAGCGCGGTTTGGAACTTGGCGTACTCCTTCGCCTGGGCGCTGTCTGGTTTGGCGTTGATCTTCAGGCCGGCACCGCGGATCTGCGCATCCATGGCCTTGACTGTGGATGCAACCACACGATTGGTCTCCATGGCCTTGGCATCCTGCCGCTGCATGCCCTGTGCCACGTTCAGCAGTGCGTTGACTTGGCCATCGGCCAGCTTCGGGGCGGACCGCTCGATTCCCTTGCCGTCAACGAACGCCTGGAACTTCGCCGGCTCTTCCCATGCCATGCGGCGCAGCCCGATGTACAGATTGTCGTCGGCCTCGAATGTACCCTTGGCGCGTGCCCGAGCCTGATCAGCCTTGGACTGCAGCCAGTCGCGCATCTGGCGCTCTTCCTCGGGCGCCTGGGTGCGCAACGCGGCCATAGTCTGCGCCGGGATGGCAGACATGCTGCCTTTTTCCATGAGCACGGACCATGCGCTGTTCGACACTTGGCGAGCCTGCTGCAGTTTGGCCGTCTCCACCTCGGCGTACCGTGTCTTGAGCTGCGACACCGCCGCCTCTTCATCCTGGCCGGCGAACTTCTTGCGCGTCTCGGCGATGGCTTCTGCCTGCGGCATGCCGGATGCCGTGAGGGTGTCCGCATTCGCCTGCGCTTTCAGAAGCGTGGCGCGCGCCTTGACCTCCTGGCCGATCCTGGCGCCCACATCTGCTGACATGCTGGCCCGGTTCCGATCGTAGTAGGCCTGCGCGCCGGCATCGTCATTCGCATTGAGAAGTGACGACACCACGCCGATGTGGGCCTTGTCGATGTTGTCGCGCAGGGCTGCGTTGATTTCTTCTGTGCTACGGCCCTTGGATCGAAGGTAACCGATTGTGCGCTGCCCAAGCAATGCCAATTCAGCCGGTGCCTTATCCGGGAAGAGCGCGGCCCGGTCAACGAACGATTTCACGTCGGCCTGGTAGGCGCCCTCTTCGTAGCTGTCGCGCTCCTTCGTGGCGTGCTTGGCAGCCCAGTCGAGCACCTGCCCGCGTCGCCCGTTCGCCACCTCTTGAAACGCCCTGCGCTGGTTGGCCGAAAGGCCCTCCATGACCCCGCCGGCCGCCTCGTCGAACGACGATTGCAACTGCTTGGGCACGCCCTCGGCATCCTTGCCGCGCTTGTTGATCGCGCCTTGCTCCGGGTCGAACAGGGCCATGCGCTCCCAGTCATCCAGCGCACGCCGTGCCGTGGAGATGGCGGCTATGTCCTGGTTGTGCTGGTACTCGTCGGCGACCTTGCCAAGCTGGCCGGCAACACCCTGCAGAGCCTCGCCAGTGGCCGAGCCACCATAGGCCGGCACAAACTGGCCTCGGTCTTGCGGAGCCTGTCTGCGGGCGTAGTCGTTCGGTAGCGTGGCCATCAGCGACGCGCCATCACATCGGCGCCAGTGGCACTGTATTTCGTGCCGCCAGCATCATTGTTGTACGAGTAAGCATTGAACCCGCCGCCGCCGAAATTCTGATACATCTTCGAGCCCATGCTGATCAGGCTTCCAAGTTGCTGGAACTGGTTCTCGCCGCTCATGTCGGACGCGGCCCGGCGGCGCTGTGTCGCTGCCGCTTCGCGGCTCCTGGCCCCGGTCTCGCCGCTGTAGATGGCTGACATGGCGCGGTATTCGGCGTCCGACGTGATGTCGCCGGCCAGATTGGCAATCGTCGGATCGCTCGACGGCGCGCGAGCCAGCAGTCTGGAGAGAGCGAGCCTGCCCTGCCTGCGCTCTTCCAACGCATCACGCTGCGCCATTGCGCGGTCAACCTGCGCCTGCCTCTGCAGTTGAACCGCATCAGCCTCGGCCGCAGCCTCTCCGGCCGCAGCCTGCCTGCGCTGCCCGATCATGTTCAGAACGGTGGGCGCGACTGCCATAACGATGGGAAGTGCTGCGGCCATCAGTTGCTCCAGACCCCGTCGCCACGGTCAGCCAGGCCACACCATTCAAGCAGCCGCGCCGAAGTGGGCTCGGCACAATCCTGCAGCGCGATCACCGGCCCAGCGATCATGCCGCGCACGAGGCAAGCCAGGCGAGCCAGCGTGATGACATGCGCGCGGCCGGCCGGCGTCACCGATGAGAAGAGCTGCAGGTGATCGCCGGCCAAGCCGATCCCGCCAATCGCCACGAGCTGACCGCTCACCTCAGCGACAGCCGCACGCATGCTGAACGGAGGCGGCCCACCATACCAGCGCTGCACATCCTCCGCAGTGGCGTAGCGCACGGCCGTCATTTGCTGTTCGACTCCATGTCGATCACCATGGCCAACACGTGCGCATGTCCGGGCGAGTCGGCGCGCAGGCAAACTCGCGCGTCAGTTGTCCAGTCGCCACGCGGGAACGTCACCATGTCGCCCTCCAGTTCGTCGATAGCATTTGCCGCAGTGCCGTAGAACTCAATTTCCGGCAGTGGGTCAAGGGTATCAAAGTCTGGGCCATAGCGAAGGCTTGTGCGGTCAGTGTCAGCCAGCACAAGACCCAACGCCTCCACCTTCTTGCGCGCCCCAAGCGCCGACCTGCCGCCACCAGAAAGGTAGGCGAGCTTCGTGGAGCGCGAGTCCGCCGAGTAGGCCAAGCCAATGCACGCAGTTGACACCGCGGCAGGAAGTGCGATCTGTCCGCCGCTCACAGTGAATGTGACCTGTGATGCCCCATGCCCAGTGCTCAGGCGAGAGCCGTCGGCCCATACCACCACGGCCTCTCCATTCAGGTGACCAAGCCCGGTAATGGTTGTCGTCGGCGCCCCAGAGTAGTACACGAACGCATCGCACGTTTTGTTTGTCGTTCCGCCTCGGCATTCCGTCTGCTTTGCGAGTTTCTCCACGTATGTGGCGTCCACGCCGTTTATATTGCGCGTGACTGTGAAATACACCTCATCATCAAGCGTGCCATCGGGTGCCGGCATGATAAGCACATCGATGATGGCTCCGTCCGTCTCAATCAGATTCAGCGCATTCACCTGCTCAGGAGCGTTCGCCGTGAGTACAAGACATTTACCATCTGATCGCACGGCATACAGCATTGTCTCAGGCTGGCGAGCCACTGACAGCGCCACAATGCCAGGATATCCAAGCTCAGGCGCAAAATTCAGTACATCGGTAGGCGTGTAGTTGAACCCGCTCGTATCTGGCTGCAGCAGGAATATCTTTGTCCCGGACCGGTTGACGAAAAACACCGCATCATCTGTAGGCGCGCACTGCACATTCCCACTGCCCTGCGTAGATGTATTGCGAGGATCGAAGTTTGTGGGCGTCAGCGGATCATCCAGGTTCGACGAGATAGCCGACACCTCCGCACCTTGCGCGCCCAGCACCAGCCGTCGCAGCGATGCAATCCAGTTGACCGAATCCACCGGGCCGCTGGTGATAGTGCGATTGATCGGTCCGGCATCGCCTTCGAACGTTTCATCGAACGAAGAGAATGCGTCGGACACTGAGCCCCAGGCCTTGCCGGACCCAGCCCACCACAGACGCAGACCATGAAACTTCACGGCACTCGGGAAACCCCGCCTCGTTGACCACTCGCCCTCTTGCCAGATGTCTGTGGCCGTGGTGGCGCCCAGGTCTGACAGCACCTCTGCGCTCGCGCTCGTAGAGCTAGCCACCGCAGTGATTCGCGCAATGCCTCGCACACTCCCTGACGAGATTGACAGGCGCACATCAGCCGTGCCGCTGGTGTAGTTGCCGGTCTTCACGCCGATGCGGTAGTACACGATGGAGTTGTCCAGCCCATCCGCGAGTGTCGTTGCAACCGGAGCCGTCCAAGGCCCCGGCGTGGCCACATCGGCCCATGGCCCGGCCGACGTATCAACCGAGCGCTGCAGCGTCACCGTGGCAACGAACGTGTTGGTGATCGTGATGGAGAAAGAGCGGGCCGTTCCAACACCAATCACCTGGATGGCGTTCGTGAAGACATTCTGCGCCGTGATGCTGGCGGTGACCGTTTGCCCAGACGAAGACAGTGAGAACAGCGCCCCCACGCCGTGATCTGGCGGCTCGTGGTTGATGCTGAACACCGGCCGCGATGCGGTAAGCGTGACGTTGCCGGTCAGGCCGCTGGCCGTGATTGTCGTGGGCGTCAGGTTCTCGACCATGAACGGCCCGTCATCTGCCACGTACGCCACCAGCGACCAGGATCTGCCGTTCGTGCGGCGCTCGATCTTGCGCTGATGGCGCCCCGCGCCGCCGCTTGTCTTGCTGGTCAAAAAGATAACGTCAGCAGACTGGTCATAGCGAATACTGCGCAACTCCGCTTGCGTGCCCCACGGCGTCGCAATAGCAAGCGTGCCGGTACTGATGCTGCATGAATCAACCCGGATCAGTCGAAGGTATCGACTGAAGAACCTTACATACACCGTACCGCCAGTTGGCGTAAACGACAGGTAGTGATAGCCAGGGCCAAGCTCTGACTCGGAAAACAGATCCGCTGCGCCTGACGTTGAGCCAACCTGGAAGCTCACGGGCCCGCGCACTACATCGATGCGGATGCAGTGCTCTACATTCTGGTCGGCGCCCGCTACAGTTACGGCCTGCTCGCGAATCGCAAAGGCCGTGCCATTGCCAACAAGGTCAAGGAACCCGGCCCCTATCGTTGATGTGCCGCCAGCCTCATCCAGATCGGTCCAGTTGGTGCCGGCAGAGAACGATGAATTCAGAATCGTGGTAGAAACTGACGGGTATGCCACCAAAACATCGTTAATGCGAACTCGCATCGTGATGTTAGACAGCTCGATGACCGCCTTATCGTCAGTGGATTTGACGAAGGCTATTTGTCTTCCAATAGTGCCAGATCCGACCCCGCCGATATACTGCATGCCGGGCCGCATGAACATGTACCCGACACTGCGAATCATCCAGTTCGTCAGCGTGGTTGCGCATACCGACAGCTTGCGTAGATCCAGCCGTGCAAGAAGGTACTTGCTGACCAGCCCACCGTTGAAGCGCAGGATTTCCAGCGCGCCACGCATTAGAAGCTCGGGAACCCGCGTGGGCCGAATCTGTTGTAATCACTCGCTCCAGCGCGGGCGCGCACCCACGATCCGGCCGGCATGGTGCGCGTCGGCTCGTTCACAACATCCTTGCCGCGGGCGTCCGACAGTACCTGCGCCGCCAGGCCCATCATGGAACGGCCATCATCCGTGAGCGGCCCGGCCATGCGAGATGCCAGCTTGGCCGAAGCGTAGTCTTGGAACGACCTGGGCCAGATGGCCAGATTGCCGCCGAAGCTCACGTCGTCGCTGATGTAGCGCACGTACAGCGTGTCCAGGTCACTGAACAGAAACCCGGCCTCGTCGTAGTAGCAATCATGCGGGCATTGCATGTGCGCGTCCACGAATACGCCGATGGTCCTGATCCAGTCGTCCGCTTTCTGGTAAGCGTACTGCAACCCCTGACCGTTGAACTGCGGATCGATGCCGGGCTCGTACAGGATCTGGCATGCGCGGAGGGCGAACCGCCAGCACCCATCCTCCAGGCACCCGCGCACGAAGTCGTTGTCCCAGATGTCATTGGCCAGCCGGGCCGGCTCGCGGGTGTTACCGGCAAGCTCGCTGGCACTGAGCTTGCCATTGCGCAGCAGCCTCAAGCTGTCGTTTATTACGCCCAACTTGGTCGCCGCCACGATCAGCCCTCGGTATTCTCAGCCAGCCACTTCTGTGCGTCCTGCTCGCTGGTGAAATTGCCGCGCACGACCTTGTCATCCGCCTTGCGGATCACGCGCACCCAGCGGCTCACGCGGTCAATCTTGAAGTCGGCGGCCTTGTCCTTCTTGATCGCCTGGTCCGACAGGTTGGCCATGTGCACCAGCTTCAGGGTGGCGGTGTACTCGTCGCACGCGATCACGACATAGTCACCGATCCAGGTCATGCCCTCCGGCATCACGCGGATGAATGCGCCAGGCGTCAGGCGGCGCGCATAGTGCATCCAGTAGGACGGCACCAGCACATCCTCGGGAGCCGTGCCGTACTCGGGCAGGGCCACGAATTGGGCTTGCAGGTGGTGTGCGGCGCCGAACTGCCCAGCGCTGTGACTCAGGTGTTTGCTCACGCTCGTCCTTTGCAAAAAGCCCGCACCCGACATAGCCGGGGCGGGCAAGCCCGTGAGGGCGAGAGGTACTTACGCCAGAGTGGCGGCCGAGATGGTCACCGCGCCGGTTGACTGGGTAGCCGTGATGACTTGGTGGATCGTCGTCTCGATCGTGGCGGTCGTCTTGTTGACGATCACCACATCACCAACACGCATGCCGTAGGTGTAGCCGTCACTGAAATAGCTGGCGCCCTCCACGGTTGCATGCGCGTCTGTGCTGCTGTAGACGAAGACACGAGGGCCGCCGCCAGAGCCGCCAGGCAGGCACTGGGCTGGGTTCGAAACTGAATAAGCCATGATTTGTTCCTAGATATGAAAACGGTTTGACTTCGACTGGTTCACAGCCGCTGGAATGACTTGCAGGTTGTGGTGCACGTGCAGCCCACTCACCTTCCTGCCGCGCAACGGGACCTCGTGGTCCACATGCACGTCGTGGCCGAAATCGCGGTAGATCGCAGCCAGCGCATACATGGCCTCGATAGCATCGTGATCGGCCCAGGGCGGCGTTTGCTTCAGCAGGGCGGCGCGGCGCTTCGCAGCGTACGCATTGGCAATGCCTGGGTTGTTGGTGAGGAAGCGCTGCTTCGTGGCCGCGTCCTTCTCCGGGTTAGCGGCATGCCAGGCTCGTGACCTGGCCGAAGCATGCTCGGCGTTTGCCTCATACCACTGCAGACTGGCTGCATTGGCTTGATCGCGGTTCGCCGCGTACCAGCGTCGTTGGTTTTCAATGCCAACGGTACGCCGGTACTCACGCTGCTGATCGGCGTTGCGCTGCTTCCATGAAGTGGCATGAGAAAGCTTACATTGAACGCATCCATGATCGAGCACAAGCCTTTCAGCAATATGCCCGTTCTTGCATGGCTTGCCGGTGAAATACCGTTTCATCCCTGCCGCGATTGCCGCTGCGCGTTCTTTGCCAGTCTTCTTCATGTCAGTTAGCGCTTACAGCGCAAAGCCCGTATCATCGTGTAACAGGCGAATAATTCCGCTGTTCTGCAGCAGTTTCGCGCCACCCATGAGCGACGACAGCGACCATGAGCGCCGTTGTTCGGCGTTGTAGCCGGCGGTGTGCTCGGTGGACGAGTCGTTGATGCCGTAGCCGATGGCCTTCTGCGAGAAGACCAGGCACGTTGCCGACGAGGTCGTGATGCCTGGCAGGCCGGTGTGCACGATCCAGCGCGCGCCGTTCCAATCGAACATCTTGGTGAAGCCGTCGTCGGCGATGGTGCCGTCGCTGAAGCGCGAGATATCCACATAGTCTTTGCTGGACACCTGCTCTTGCTGCACCAGGTAGGCCCAGGCCGCCGGGGTGATCACGCCAGTGATCATGCCGCCGCCAGCATCGCCGTTCATCAGGTTGACCATCGCCTTGAGGGCATAGTCCACCGTCATCGTACCGGCCGCAGAAGACACCAGCGTACCTGCCACGGCAGCAGTGATGATCTGCGAATCGATCTTGCGGTTGATCCGGGCGACAACATCCTCCGACATGGCCCGGCGCTGGTCGCCCTGGCATGCTTTGATGTTGAAGTCGTTCTTGGCCAGGCCCGCGTGCCACTGCTCCATCGTGAGCGTGACTTGCGACTGGTTGGTTTGTTCGTAGACGATGTCGCCAGTGGTGCCGCGGGTGCTGGCATCAGAGGTGCGGTCGCCGAACAGGTCGAACACGAACTGATAGCCCTTGGCCATCCCCTTCGTGAACACGCGGTCTTTCAGGAAGGACTTGGACCGCATGAAAACCATCGTGGTTTCCTGCGAGTACAGTACCTCGAATGCATCTACTGCCATGGTGGCATTCTCCAAAGGTTGAGGTTTTGGCCTCGCTCCGGGGTGTCCACCAGCAGGGTTGCCAGGGTGCCCTTGTCGGGTCTGGCTAGCCGAGGTTGGGGCCTCGCTACGGCATCAATGTTTCCATTGATTGGCGCAGTCTATCAGAACTGCGCCAATGATCAATTACTTGCCAGCTTGGCGCGCCTTCGCTACCGCAAGCTGCTGGTAACGCTCTTGCGCCTTGGTGTCCTTGTAATACCCGTTCGGGTCGTCGAGCATGCGCTTCTCGATTGCCGCCATCTCTGCCGTGAGCGATGCGCCGCCGTCTGTGCCATATGTCAGGGTCTGCCCGACATAGCCAGTTTCGCGCGCATGTTGGGCCAGCCACCGCACGATTGGCGCCTTGGCCAGTAGTTTGATGCCGTCAGCGCCCGCCGCCGACATGAAGGCATTGGCCACGTCATCGCCGGCCGCCGCGAGCATAGCCTTGATGCCGCCCACGTTACCCTCGAAGTCCCGCGGTCCCCACTCTTCGGTGAGTTCGATCTTGGCCGCCCTGGCGGTTTCTTGGTTGGCTGTCACGATGGCGGCAACCTCTTCTTCGCGCATCGCCATGTACGACTTGACCGCGGCATTGACCAGCGCGGGAGGGGCATGCTCCTTGTGCATCGACTGCAGGAAGCCGGCAACAAGGTTGCGGTCCTCTTCACCCATCACGACGCCATCGCCGAGGTCGAGCTTGTAGTCCTCAGGCTTCTGCGGGATGCCATTCTCGTCGCGCCACTCCTTCACCTGGGCCTCGGTGGCATCCTTCGCCAGCGGCGTCTTTAGCGATCCGCTGCTAATCTTGACGTTGGCCGCGCGCAGAGCCTTGATGACCTCCTTGGGGCTGTTGTACCGAGCCGCCAGCTTGGTCATTGCCTCGTATTCTTTGCGGGCCTCGTCGGCCGCATCGGCAGGCAGCTCGCCGAGCACTTCCAGGCGCCAATCCTTCGGCTCAGGTGGAGGCACTGGCGCGGCCGGGGCTGGGGCCGGGCTTGGTGCCGGGCCAGGAGCTGGCGCAGGGGCAGGGGTTGGGGCAGGGGCTGGGGCTGGGCTGGGCGCGGCCGGCGCGGGGGTCATGTCGACGACGGTTTCTTCAGGCATGTGTTACCTCTCTGTGATCGCGGACTGCGCCGCTGTGAAAAACTGGATCCCGATCCAGCGCTTGCCGCCGGCAAAGGCGTGCAGTTGCGGATCCGTGCGGAACTCAAGCTCCTTGAAGGCGGTAGCCTTGATGAGCCACTCCACCACTCGGCGCTGATCCTCTGCAGTGGCCTTGCACGCGACCAGGTTGCGCATGGCCTGCAGATCGGCACCATCAACCTCGACGGCCTCAAGCGGGTCAGTCTGCTTCGCCCGGCCGACGAATGTCGCCCCAAGTGCGCCACTCATGCTTTGACCAAGTTGGCAACGGTCTGCGATGCCATCTGCGCATCCTGCAGCGCCGCTTGTTGCTGCGCCTGGTCGTCCTGTGCCTTCTCGGCGGCCTCGATGGCCTCTGGTTTGCGCAGCCAAGCCATCGGGAAGCGCTTGCCGATCAGGGCATCGCGGAGCGCCGGCTTGATGTCGATCACCAGCGGGGCATTCGGATCCATCGCGGAGGCGCGCTGCGCCAGCTCGATACCCTGAGCCAGCATCTCAGACTTGGCGCTATCCTGAGCCTCACGAATCGGGTTGCGGAAGCGGAACTGCACATCGGCGCCCCGGAGCGAGTCCGGCATCTGCTCAGGCGGGCCAAACGCGCCCTCCTGTAGCAGCACCTCAAAAGTACGCTCTTCCACGCCACCAGAGTATTCATCCTCCACCGGAGAGAATAGGTCGCTCACGTTGCGGATGTACTCCTGCACACGTTGGGCGAACTCGTAGGCCGTTGTCTGCGTACCATCTCGCACCGGTAGGCGCAACTTGTCCAGGTAGAACGCCATCCGAATCAGGTTTTCGCAGTTGGCCTGCATCTGCAAACCTATCGGCAGCCCCGACTTGTCGATCTGGATGGCCTCCAGGGCGCTGTGCTTGCCGTCATATGCCGCCGTGCGCCATGTCACGCCGCCAGCGTAGAGGTTCAGGTCGCCGCGTACCACGTCTTCAATGGCCAGCGTCGGCGGGTTGGCCGCCTTCTCTGCGGCTGTCAGCATGGTCAACACCATGGCCTGCAGCAAGCGCGACTCAGGAAGTGCGCATTCAACCGCGGGACTCAAGGCGTACTGGCATCCCTTCACCCGGCGCCAGCGCGGCAAAACATATTCCATGGAGCGAGCCCCGACGCACTCCAGCTCGCTGCAGTCGCTCTTTACAACGTGGATCGACACATACTTCGTCCGAAACTTTGTCTCGGCGTACATGTCGGTTGGCACAACCATGTGAATGCATTCGATGCGCTCCATGCGCCCGCGCTTCTCGCGCCACTTCGATTGCAGGCTGAGGCTCAGTTTCTCCAGGCCGAACTTCTCAACCAACTGCTGCAAGCGCGGGCTCCAGCGGCGGAACACCATGTTCGGCCGACCGTTGATCCCGTCCGTCCACACCACATCCCGCATGTGCCAGCCCTGGTACAGCAGCCCCGAGCGGTCCGGCATCGCGTTCACGGAGATGGCAGCGTTGCCGATCAGGCTGATATCGCGGTCCGCCTCTTTCATCACGGCGCCGAACTGCGCTGGCCGGTGCATCTTGGCGCGGTGCTGCACGCCGCTCGCCCACTGCAGCCAGGCCAGCCCGTCATGGTCCTTGAGACCCTCGACGTA